CCCATAAAGGAGATGCTGGTTTTGATTTGTACGCTGCTGAAGGCTGCATTTTGCACCCTATGGAAAGCAAGCTAGTCTCCACTGGGATTAAAATTGAAATTCCTGAAGGCTATGTTGGCTTAATTTGGGACAGAAGCGGCTTGGCGGCAAAGCATTCCTTGCACAATCTTGCCGGAGTAATAGACTCGCATTACAGGGGAGAAATCAGAATTGTGGTGATCAATCTTGGAAAAGAGATTTTTGAAATCACCAGGAAGAAGGAAGTTGTCAGGCCGCGGCAAATAGTTATGTTCCTATTGAGAAAAGAATTAAATTATTCTTTTCCCGCTATCGGCAGGATATTTAAGGGAAAAGACCATACGACCGCAATTCATGCTTTTAAAAAGGTTCAGAAAGAAATTGACGCGCTAACTCCTGCCCACAAATACAACAAACAGGAGCTTGCGGACCTTAGGACCCAGATAAATAGCCTTAACAAAAAAATTGCGGGCCTTACCAACCAGCTTGGGGTTGTTGAGAAAGAAATTTCAGGAAGAGAGGAAGATTTGGCTTATGCAAAGGAAATTTTTGAGGAAAAAGCCAGAAATTTACGAGCGCTATCAAACATTTTTAGAAGACTCCGATATCAAAAAAATAGACTCAGAAATACACTTAATTAGAACTTTGTTAAGTCAAAGAATTGATACAGATGAAGGTTGGGAAAATACTGATACTGGAAAAGTAGATTTAAGCATAATAAGATTGGTTGACACAATTTCAAGGCTCGTGGAAAGAAAAAATCGGATGGAAACCGGTGAAAAATATGTTATTACCGTAGAAAATTTGAGCCTATTTTTAGTTCAGGTAGTTAATGTAATTAAGCAGGAGGTAGTTGACCCTAGTTTACAGATTAAAATTTTGAAACGGTTACAAGAAGAGGTAAGGGTATGAAACTAAACAATAGAAAAGCAAGAGAAGGAGATACAGTAGAACTAAAAGACCATACCTTAGAAGACTTGAATAGCGAAATGAAAAGACAACGGAAATGGAAACGACAGTTGCGACCTGATTATAAAGAAAATGTAGGCGAAGCTGGTTGGTCAAGCGAAATGGGAAATACTGACGGAAAACCGGATAGAGCACTAAACGATATTGCAACTGATAGAACAAGCCAAGTAAATAGAATTCCTCAATGGCTTCAACCAGGTCCAGCAGCCGGTTCCGGATACAGTGAAGAAAGCTATGAGTGTATAGGTTGTGGTTATGCTATTAACGAAGGCTACAAAAAAGATTCTGGAAAAGAAAACTTTGGATTTACGTGCCCAAACTGTGGCGGAACAGAATTGATTCCGTTAGAAGACAATCCGCCAATGTCAGCTAGGGATAGATATGCAAAAACCAAAACTACTAATTAACGATATAATACAAAATACTTTAAGCAATGCGATACAGGAGATAGGCGTTGATAGTTCCCCTTATATTGAGCCCTCTGTAGATATACAAACCTTTGTTAATAGTAAAGATTACTTAGATGCTTCATCTACTACCCGTCCGGCTGTTTTAGAAGACTTAATTTCTATATTTCAATTTGATGAAAGAGGAAAAATGAAGTACCACGAAATAGTTTTTGATGAGGGAAAAGGAAGCGGAAAGAGTTACAAAAGTAGTATTATAGTAACTTATTTAGTATATAGACTCTTGCGCTTAAAGAATCCACAAAAATATTTTTCAAATCTATCACCGGGCTCAAAAATAGCAATAATGAACATGAGTTTAACTGGAACACAGGCAAAAGATATTGTATTCGGACAAATAAGTGCCAGAGTAGCGCAATGTAAGTGGTTTAAGAAACATAACTTTGAGCCCGATCCTGATATAAAAAGTGTTTTAAGATTCCCCAAAGACATATATGTAATTCCAGGTAGTAGTAAAGAAACAGCCCCGGCTGGTTACGATATAATAGTTGGAGTTGTAGATGAAGCAGCATGGTATACAGAGACAGAGGGGCATGATGTAGCAGAAGAAATTTATTATAACCTTCAAAGAAGTAGCAAAAGTAGGTTTATTGAAGATTGGTTATTGATTATGATAAGTTCGCCAAGGTATACTGATGACTTTATAGAACGAAAAGGAAAAGAATCAGAAACAAATAATGAGATATTTTTTAAGAGAAGGCCTACTTGGCGCTCACAAATGCCGGGTACGTATCCTTCTGGACAGGTTTTTAAATATGGAATATATGACGACATTCCAATAGAATTAAAGTCAGATTTTGACAAAGCACCAATGAGAGCATACAGAGACTTTGGAGCTATACCAAGTTTAGTTTTGGAACCCTTTTTTGAAGAATACGAAAGGGTAACAGGTCACGTAAATGTTAATAGGGAAGACCCTTTACCAGAATTAGTAGATGATCAGGGAAACCAAACTCCAGAAAGTCCAAGAGAACAATTGGCAAGATTAAAACACTTTTCCGCAAATCCCAATGCAAGATATTTTATTCACGTAGACTTAGCAACTGGCGGGGAAGATGGTATGGGGTGCAGGTGTGGCTTTGCTATGGGCCATATAAAAACAGTAATAAGAAAAGGGGAAGACGAATTACCTGTAGGATACATAGATTTAATGACAAGATTTAAAGCATCCCCCACTAGAGAAATACAATTTGATGAAGTAAGAGATTTTATTTTATACTTTAAAGGCAAGGGATTTCATATAGAAAAGTGTTCATTTGATCATTTCCAGTCGGTTGATAGCATTCAAATACTTACTAACAAAGGAATAACCGCTGAAGTGTTAAGCATCCAAATAGATGCGTACATGACCATGAAAACTATGATGTACGAAGGAAGACTAGACTACTACAATCATAAAGGATTTTTAAATGAATGTAGACGATTAGAGTTAAAGAAAGGAAACGAGGTATCGAAACCAAGGACATCAACAAAAGATTTAAGTGATTGCGTAGCCGGAGTTTGTTATCATATGGCGGACTCTTTGATGCCTGGAAATAGAAAAAGACCAAGACGTTTTGAAGGAAGAACAATGGTAGCTGGGGTAGGGACAAGAAGAACGGGTTTATTTAGCATTCCGAAAGAAAGGAAAGAAATTCTATGACCAACAAACTTGTTATCCAAAATGCTCGAATTAGTCGGATACTTGAACTATTACGAGCACTAGAAGAGACTGCATATGAATCAAACTATGAACTATCAAAAAGTGATTACGGGAAAGATTTAAGTGGTCCGCAAAGTTTAAATGGAAAAGAAGTAAAACAAATAAAAAAGAAGGTAAGAGAGCTATATGATGGATTAACACTTTTAATAGACAAAATAAGTGGAGTGTAACAAAATGTAAATAATTTTAGTAGGTTATACTATTATCTATATTGAAGGGATGTATAGTTAAACAGGCTTAGAGGGAGGAATAAAAGATGAACCAAATAGAAAGTGTGGTTGAAGCAGGAAAGGTTCCAATATTTTTAAATTCAATTAAAGTTCAAGAAATCCAACCAAAAGTAACAGTAGAAAAGAAAGCAGACCAACCTAGAGTTTCCGATATGGTAGAACACGGATTTGGAGTTTACGAGGATAATCAAGGCGATGTATGGTATGCAAAAGATGGGGTCATCTATCGGAATGCTACAACTGAAGTTGATAAGGCTGTTCAAAGGGTTATGGCAAAAAGAGGGTAAGTAAAAATGCTGATAATTAAGTGCGATAATTGTGGACGTGAAATTCCTGATTTTTGTTATCCTGTTAGATTTTATATAGTTAAATTTGATTTTTGTCACGAATGTTTTACTATAAATCTAGATAGTTTACTAAAAAATAGGGCAATAATGAAAGCAGAAAATAACCTACCAAAGATAAACAGTAAAAAACAAGGAAAGGAGGTATTCAATTGAACCCAATAGTTATAAAAGATGGTATAATGAATAAGTTATATGGAAAGAATGAGCGGAAAGCAAGTGTTGATTACATACCTACCTTTCCAGGGCAAATAACTGACTTTAGAGAAAAACCAAGTAACTTGTTAGATATGAAAGAGTTAGACAAAAAATGCGTAGGACGTTTAAAAGAACAATTAAAAGCTGTAGGAATAGAAAACCCATCAATAGTAAAAGTCGAAGAAAAATCTGAAAAACAAGCCGCCCTCTTAAACAACCCAGATAACATTTTAAACGGAAGATTTGTATACCAAGTTGGTTTTGAATCATTTCCAAAGAAAAAATACCTCTTTGCCGCCCTTGAATACCAAGATGGTAACCTTGCCATTAAAGGCAAGGTTTTATCGATGGATAAAAAAGAATATAATTTTGATGTAAAAGGAATAAAAGAATTAGAAGCAGAGTTGCCGGAGGATGAGCAAGAAAATACAGAGCATATTTTTAGAGGTTCCGTAGAAAGAGGGGGAGATCTTGTAGAGATCTTAAATTCAAGACAGGGATGGTCTGTTTCTGGGCAACTCAAGGATATTTTAGGGGGTCAAGCGCTAGAAGAACAGAATTCAAATGCTTTAAGTATTATCGCAGAATTCTTGGATGAGAGGGAAGAAGAAGGAGCAGAAGAATTAGCTTCATTTATAAGAGAATACCTGAATGAAACTGGGCATAGTCAGGTAGCAATAAAACGAACTGGAAAAATTTTAAAAACAATAGATTACGATGAACTATGGTATGGAATAATAACAGATAAATGGAATGAAGTAAAAGAAATAGGATCAGCAAATGAACTAAAAGAATGGCTAGAGAAACAAGGTTACCAAGTAGAATATGCAGACCTTAGAACAGTTTGGTATTTTATCAAGCAAGGTAAAAGTCCTACAACAACTGAAGACGATAGAACGTCCCACGCTTTAGACGAATTTTCCGTTGGACGCCCCGGTAGACTAAGTAATAAAGCACGAATAGCAGTTAAAATAAGGGATATAGTAGAAAGTATCTACAGTACAGTTACGAATCCTATTGAAGGTATGGTTCAGAGTATTTCAGTTGATCCCTTTAATAATGATATTATAGTAGAAATAATAGATTCTCAAGGAATAGAAACAGAAAGTCGTTTTAGTAGTGGAAAAGAACTAAATGAAATTTTAAAAGTAAAAAGTAATAAAAAGAAAGCCCAAAATGATGAAACTGAACAAATAGTAAGACAAGAAGAAAAAAGAAAAGATGAGCGGGCAACTGGTAAATGCGAATCATGCGGAAAGCCGGTAAGGAAAGAATATAGATTCTGTAACAATTGCGCAGACAGGTTAGAACAAGGTCAAGATTTATTTGCTAAGAAAGCACAAGAAGGAAGCGGTCCTCTAGCAGAAACTATTATAGCATACTCAAATACAGATGAAGTCCGAAATTTAGATTGGCCAGGTAGTTATCAAGATAGCGCAACTTTTTTAAGACAAGCAGAAATAGTAGTAAGATATAATAACTTTGATACCAGTGTAGCTGAAGAAATAGTAAACTACTTTGGAGATTCCGTAAAATACCGATTAGGTAGAGAAGGTAGCGCGGTTGTTTATATTCAACCCGTAGAAAAAGTTCTGCCCCAACATTCTTTTAACGCAGATGAAGTAACTTTAGAAGGTAATGAATTAAGACTTTGGTGGGATTAAAAAGAAGAAAAATAAAATAATAGATAGATCAAAAATAAAAGAAAGAACTAATAAATAAAGAAGAAAAAGAAGTAAGGAGGATAGGATGCCTAAAGAATTTATAGAATGCGTAGATAGCGGCGGAAAGGTAAGAACAGTATCAGGGCCAAATAAAGAACATGGATTAGGGAAAGGCGAATACGTGAAGTACTGCTATAAAGATGACAAGAGTTATAGAGGAGAAATCAAAATTAAAAAAGCAAAATTAAGTATAAATGAAATAAAAGAGATATGCCCAAATTGCGCAGAAAAAATGGAAAAGAAAGGAATGACAAAGTTGGCGTTGAATGAAGAAGATATAGATAAGGCGTTGGCCAAAGGTTTTATAAGTAAAGATGCCGCAAAAGGGTTACGGTTAGCGGTGAAGAGGAAAGGACAAGAAAGAAGAGAAAAGAAGGTAGCCACTGAAGATAGGTCTATAGATGACAACGAAGATATGATGGAAAGTACAGGGCATCCTCCAAAGCTTGTAAGTGAAGAGGGAAATAGACTGTATGAAAGAATACTGGACTACCTAATAATGGCAGATGATCCAAGCTTTAACGTTATAGTGGGCTTTAGGAATAAAATAGAACGCTTAGACTATCCAGAGGACAAAGCAGAACTAAAGAAGGAATTTGAGAAAGAGTTCGGTGGAGATCATACTAAAGGAACAACTGCTTGGGACTATTACAAAGAAAGAGATTCTGGCTACTACAGAGAACGCGATGGAAAAAAAGTAGAAGGAATGGCTATACCAATAGGAGCAGATACGTATGGAATAACTATAGGGACGCAATTTCTTTTAAAAGGAGATATTGGTGAAGAATTATATCAAAAACTAGCTGGATTAGCAGGAAGAAAGGATTCAGTAAATGTGCAACGAGGTAAAGGGTTTATAAGGATAGATGGAATAGAACTGGCGCCCGAAGATTTTGCTGGCAGCAGTGTTTACTATCGTTTAGCTACTTATCTATCTGGTATAGTAGGTGGGTCAGAATTAGGGTATAAGGTGGATGCAGAAAAACTAAAAGTAGAAGGTTTTCGTGGTAAATCCATATTTGGTTTAAAAGTAGCTCAAGAAAAAAGTGATGGAGAATTCAAAGTAGGTGATAGAGTAATAGATGACGAAGGAGATAAAGGAACAATAACAACCACAGAAGGATATAATTTAGAAGAAGGGGAAGTATATGTAGAGTATGATGAAAAAGAGAATCCAACACCTTACCCTGGATTTTTGGTTCATACTACCCATTTACAAAAGATAGGAAAAGTGGCACAACAACAAGAATCTGATTTTATAGAGAAAAGGAAAGAACCAAAAGAGGAAGTAGAACCTGAAGTCTTACTCAGAGGAATAGATACGCCTGAAGCTGCTAAACAATACCAACGAAAGAAAGAATACGGAAACTCAAAACTCGAAATGGATGAACTAAACCAAGGTAAGTTTAAGTTAGTAAGGAAAGCGCAATGGAAAAAATTCAAAGTTAGTAATAGCGTAAATGTTGGTGATGAAGTTAGGTTGAATGAAGGATTTAGTTATACAAGAAATTCCGAGCAATATGTACAATTAAGCTACCCTGAAAAAGCTACTGTAATAGGGATTAATGACGATGGTACTGTTAATGTAACGATTAAATATAGCGGAGATATCGTTAAAAAAGTATCACTAGATGAACTAAATAGAGGCGAATGGTTTGGAGACGACAAAACAGCGCAAACCAAAGACGAAGAAGATGAAGTCTTAACTGACGAAGACATAAGAGGAATAATCGAACAATATGAAGCAAAAAAAAGAACAGAAGGACTAAGTGAAGATGAAGAAAAAGAATTAAAAATGTATAAAGAAGTTAAGAAAGAACAAGAACGATATGAAGAAGGGCAAGAACTAACTCCTGGAGAACCGCCTATAGCGCCTAAGTCAACTTTACCAAAAAGGTATAAGAAACCAACAGAGGCCCCAGAACAATTAAAAGACATCTCAGAGGACTTAGACTTAGTATCCTTGTTTACAGAGGCAGATAAACTAACTAAAGAAGTAACAAGAGTAGATGAACTAATAACAAATTTAACAGAAAAAATACAAGAAGAAGAAAAATATGAAGAAGTAAAAGAAAAGTTAGAAGGGGTTTGGAAAGAAATAAGGAAGAAAGTAGGTGACCAACCAGGAAGAGCAGCAACATTCAAAGATAGAGTATATGCTATAATGAACCAAATTCGCAGGAGCTTTCATCCACCTTATATGAAAATAGCTGAACAACTAATAGAAGAATTCGGCGGAGAAGTAAAGGATTTACAAGAAAGAATGCAAAAACGATATGAAATACTAAGGAAAACTAAACCAAAGTTGGTAAAAGTATTTACATTCTTTACAGCCCCAACAGAGCTTTATCGAAAGTTTAAAGGTAGTCTAACTCTTGAAAGTCAACTAACAGCCCCAACTTTAGCTGAAGGCGTAGACTTACCCGCAGCACCAGTTAAAGAGGAAGAAGTAATGGACGAAGGAGAAGAAACTAAACAAAACTTGTTAAACGAGTTAGTAGGGTATAGTTATGACATTTTAGATGTAATGACTGGCGTGGAAGACGACTTTACCTTATTTGATTTTACTTTAAGTGAAATAGAGGATAGACTAGCAGAAACAACCAAAACAGAGTAAAATGGTCAATGTAAAGATATTGGATGCAGAAAGATCTTGTGGGTACAACAAAGGTCCAAAGGATTTTATAGGAAGAAATAAGGAAAATGGAGGTTTAAATGGAAAAAAGAGTAATAGATAGCTGGATAGAAAATAAAGAAAGCAAGGGTATGAAGAGAGAGGGCCAATCTAGATTTAATCCTACAATAAGAAAACTAATAAGACAGGATATAAGAGAAATGGTAAATGAAGGTTCTAATGATGACGCTATTGTAAAGAGTTTAACTTATACCTATCCGGGATTAGGTGAATTTACTATAAAAAGGCTAATAAAAGAATTAAGAGGAGAAGGGCCAGATCAAGATTTAACTCCTTATGCAAGTAAGCGAATAAGTCAAGGTGAGTGGAAATTAATAGAATCAAATATAGACTCTGGAGGCGGGTGGTTAATAGATCTCTATTACGACAAAGAAGGTAAACTCGTAAAAGAAGTCAAAACACGCGAAGATGATCCTACGAATCCAATCTTAACAAATTTTAAAGAAGTTATACTTAATATAGAAGAATTTGATCCTAGTCTTTATGGTAAGGCGGGGGAAAGTTTTTTGGAGAAAATACAGGGCGAAGAGAATAGCGATAGAAACACAAGCGCAAGTAAGAAACAAGCATTAACTTATTTAGCGAAAGGCGAAACATATACAGGTGATAAATTAAATGAGTTAGGCTATGAAATTGGTGATCCAGTACCAAATACAGAAAGGGAGTACTACTTAGTTGATAAAGAAGGGGATAATATTGGAATAGTATATGATACTGGAAACGATAATTATAGAATCGAAAAAAAGTTAAAAGCCAAGCTAGATTCTCAAGCTTCTTACGCTAAACATTTAATAGACAAAGTAAATAGGGAAGCGTCAACGTTTGACAAACCAAACTGGAGTAACCCTGGTAGAAGACCTGGCGGTATTTATAGGAGCGCAATGAAGAAAAAAGGAGAAAAAGTAACTGGCGATAGAGGAGTAGGATTATATGAGGTAAGTTTAGGAAAGAGAAAGAAGGGGTTAGTAACAGATACCGATGAAATAATATATGGAGCAACTATTACAAAACTTATAGATAACAAGTATGATTATAAGGTAGGAGATGAGGTTTTTGTTGTAAAAAATGGAGAAGGCGTTATTTGGGGAACTATAGACCCTTTTATAGAAGATGATAATGACGATAGTCCAAATGGTAAGGAGGCAAAGATGAATATCAAAGCGATGTTAACAGATATGTGGGACAAGGGAATGATAGGCGACAAAACCTTAGAAGTTTTAAAGGCAAGTAAGAACGAAAAACTAGTATTAGGTGAAATGCAACGCATAGCAAAGAAGAAAGGTTTTGATATAAAGGTAGTAGGAAAGAATAGTGAAGCAAGTAACACTGACGGACAAGTAAGCACTAAAGAGCGCCATGGTTATCCAGATGGAGATAAAGATGAAACAAATAAAGGCCCAGATGTAGGCGGAACAAGCGAACGGTTACCTGGCGCAAAGGAACCAAAGAAAGAAGGGCCAAGTGCAACTGGTAACGAAAGAAGAATGCCTGGTGTAGCCGAACCAAAGAAAGAACCATGGGATGGCTGGAAGAAAAAATATGACTTAAGAGAAAACGATATAGTAGATAGTCCAACTCCAGCAAGTTCAGGCGGGACAGACAAACGTTTACCCGGAGTAAAAGAGAAAGAGTTTACTCCTAAAGGCCCATACCCGGGTACACATTACGCGCAAAAAAGCCAATGGGTTAGTGTTAATATACCATTTACAAGAAGTGTTGGCGAGGATGTACTCATTAATATAGAAGAGGCCTTAGAGGAAAAGGGAATAACCTTTGATACAGGTACTGATTTTAAAAGTAGGGATTGGGAATTGGACTTTAGTTTAAAAGGCGCAACACCGCCCGAAGTTATGAAAATTTTAAAAGATGAAGGTATAAAATTTAGTGCAACACCAGTAAAGAAGGAAGGAATAAAGAAAGTAAAAGCTGATACAGAAGAGTTCGAGATATTTTACGATGACCTGATATCTGAAACTCAAGCAAGGTTTTTAGCTTTTCAAGATGTAACTGATTCCGAAGACTTAGGTATTGGTGCAATAGCAATAGTTCAAAGAGAAGTAGAAGAATTAGGTGAAGGCCCTGAAGAAGAAAAATACGAAGGCGGCCCAAGAGAGTCTTTGAAGAAAGAAGGGCAGAAAGGACAACATCGTACTCCTCAAGAGTTAATGAAAGAAAAAGTAGAAAGAGACCGAAAAATAGAAGGAATGCCTCATGAACCAAAGTTTGATCCAAGTAAACAAGAAAACTTAGGTGAGCCAAGAGTAAAAGAACAAGCACATGGAAAAACAACTGATAGCTTAGGAACAGTGGGAGAAGTAAACCCAGACGCTGGGATAAACGATGTAACTAGTACTACTCCAAGTCCTCTAGGCTATCCAGAGAGTCAAACAAGTCTAAGCAAAAGTTTGAGAGGTTTCTTTACAGGAGTAGAAGGAGAAGTTAAAGAAGGCCAACTAGAAGACTTCAGTTTAAAAGGAGAGAATGAACCAAGGTTTGAATGGAGTGGAATACCGGGAGAGAGTAACCAAGAGCCAAAAGTAACCCCAGCAGCTCTTAGTACTCAAGAAAGTACAAAGGTACCCGGAATAGGTAAAGGTGAAGATAACCAACCTCCAAAAAGTGCCTTAGCAGTTAAGTGTAAAGCTTGCAAAGAAGAAATGGTTTTATCGGAAAATGATGCAAAAGTATGGAGACAAGAAGGAAAAACAATATGCAAATGTGGTAACCTTATTGAAGCTGCATACGATATGAAAATAGATGAAAGCTTATTCTCAGGCGTACCAAAAGGAAGTGAAGAAAGGGCTTTAACAGGAAAGAAAAGTAAAAAGGTAAGGAAACCACAAGTCAATTGGGAGATTAAGTACTAATAGGAGGTTTAAATGCAAAACTTTACAATAAAAGTAAAAGAGAACTGGATTGACAGACTCTTCGGTATGAAAAGAGTAGCTCAAGATGAAGAAGATAAACTAACATTAGAAAATACTCTTGTGACTATTGATGAGATATTTAGTGATGCGGGGGAATATATTGTCCCTTGGGCGGAAATTAAAATGGTGTTAGAACAAGCATTAAATGATGGGGTTTCCGCTAGTGTCCTTGTTGACTCTTTAAAGATAAGTAGCTACAGTCCAGAAGAGATACGCAAAATGGAGAAGTATATTTTTTCTGTAAATAAAAGGAAAGGGCAAATAACCATAGAAGAACCTTTACCAGCAATCCAAGAAGAAGTAAAGATAGCTGAAAGTGAAGAAGCACATGATTACGACAAAGAGTATAAAGATAAGTTTTTAAAGGATACGGTGCCTCAAAAAAGTAAGGACAAGGGTGAAGATCATGACTACAAAGGCCCTATAGAAGTAATGCTAGAGAAAAGTCCAGAACCTTTAGATACACAAAAAGATAGAGAGAAAGAGTTAAACGCAATGTGTGGCAAGCCAAAAAAGAAGAAAAAGAAAGCTCAAAATTGGAATGACGGAGTTTTTGGAGTGAAAGGAGAAGGGCAACTAAAGTATAAATTAGGGTTGAACGAAGGCGATTTTATACAGTGGGTTGCAGGAGTTCCAGGAATCCCTCAAGATGAACTTTCTGAAATTACTGTAACTGTTAGATATGAAAATGGATACTGGAATTTATATATTAATGAAAATGATGTCCCCTTACAAACATTCCAGTTTGAAAATAAGCCAGATACGATACAAGCAGCAGAAGACTTTATGAAGCTACATCAAACCTATCCAATAAAAAGAGATAGAATTGCCCAGATAGAAGATTCACCTTTTGATCAAGATGTAACTAAATTAAAACAAATCCCTATCGACGTATTAGCTCATAAATTAGGAATAACGTATAAACTAGCGAGATTGGTATATATGGCAATAGGAACCATGACACAAAATGAGTTGGATGATGCCGGAGCCAGATATAAAAGAAGATTGAAAGGACAAAGCGCAATAGATAAAAGTGATTTAGACGGAGGTTTACCCATAGACGAAGACTGTCCTTACTGTAGTGGAGAATGGGATGAAAATACAAAACAAGAATACTATGATATGGGTTCGGTAGAATGTCCACATTGTGGGGAACTGGTTGTAGAAAGAAACAGAAAAGGACAACTCTCAACAGAACAACGAATTATTAATTGGTTGAACACTAACTTAGAAGATGAAGGCGTAAACGTTTGGGGTGATGGTAGTGAGAGAACAGTAACTTATGACCCCAAAAAACATCTTTTTGTAGAAGATGTTTACAGTAGAGGTTTAGAAGGAGAAGGAACAACGATGTATACTCCTGAAGAGTATTTTGAATACTATAAAGAAGATATAGAAGAAGAAGATTCTGACGGATTAACAGCAAAAAGAAAAGCGCAGAAAGGTTTAAAAGTCTACAACGAAAGAGGAACACCTAGTGAAATAGAAGACTCTATTGACAAAGGTATAGACGTTGGAACCTATAGAACAACGGGTAGAAAAGCTCAAGAAGAGGTGAACCTTACGACGCCACCTTTAGCAAATGAAATAGTAGATGAAATACTAAGTGAACTAAAAGAACAACTTAATGCTAACGCTGATGCTTTAAATTCCTTAGAAGTTCGTAAGTATCTATTGAAAAAAGTTAGAACATTAGCTCAAGGCCCGAGTAGAAAAGCTCAACTCAGTGAAACCGACCCAATGCAAATGTCAACTGGAGCACCAACAAGCGAAATAGAAAAAATAAAAATGACAAGAAAGGAAGTAACTGAACCAATAAATGTTATAATGACCCCAAGCATAGAACGAAGTAAAGGCGCTGGAACTCCAATAGACCCAACCTACTTAGCAGAACAAATAGTAAGAGGATTACGGTATAGTCATTACCATACCGCACAGGAAGGGTTTAACCATATAATCAGGGCCACTAAAGACATAACAAAGGAACAGGTTGGAGAGTTAAAAGAACTAATGAGTCAGTTAGGCTACAGCGTAGAAGAACAAAAAGAAGGAATAGTAAAAACAGGATAAACGATGCCAGAAGACTCAATAACAGATCTATATACTAAGAGACAACTACAAAAAAGTAAGGAGACTAAACCTAACAAAGACAAATACTATATAGAGCTGTCCGATGTAAAAAGTATTAAAGGAATAATAGATTTAGAAATATTTAGTGATATAGAAGAATTTGAAAGTTACCTTATGACTGAGTTAAGAGGAATAGAGCCAGGTATAGAAATGACAATAGGAAAAGGTAAAGAAGGGGACAAATGGTTTCCGCAACCAGTACGAGATATAATAACCAAGGAGATATAAAATGGAAGGATCAAGGGAGAGATACAAAAACTTTTCAGTAACAGCAACAACGACAGAACAGGCCGTAACGTTTCCGCAAGCTACAAAGTTCATAAAGATTAAAAATACTGGCGGACAGGCAGTAACCATAGTATTCCTAACTGACCAAGAGCTAGAACATGTTACGACTACAGTAGACAAATACTTAAGTCTAATAGCCGGAACAACTGCGTTCATAGATACATTTGAAGATGACTTGGCAGTAAAAACAGTACGGTTTAAATCAGCTTCGTCAACTAGCGCAATGCAGATATATGGTTCTTGGTAGAGTTAAAGGTAGGGAGAATGCGCCAGAAAAAGTTAGCCGACGATATATTCTCAGGATTTGTGTTTACGTTAATTCTTATAGTTGTAACAGCAATATTCGTTTATTTAGTAACTAAAGGGAGGTAATGAATGGATGGTTTGCCAATTACATTTTTAGACAAGTATGGGGTAGGAGTATTTCTAGTGGTATGTACATCCGGGTTCCTATGGTACTTAATACGAATGATAGGAAAGTTAGTTACATCGTTTGCTACACAGATAAGTGATGAACGAAAACGATGGGAAGTAATAGTAGATAACCATTTATCAGAACTAGGTAAAAGTCAACAGAACATAGCAACTTCTTTAATCGAATCATCTAATATACTAAAAAGTATAACTATTTCTCATGCTGCGCATAGTGAAAACCAGGCAACTGACCATAGTCAACAAAGTACAGATCATACAGTAATGTTAGAACGATTACCTTCCAGGATAAACGGAAGGAAAAAGCGAAGATAGAAAGTGAGAAATATAAATAAAGCAATAAGAGATATAACAATTATTATTTTAATAGGATTTATTGGTGTACTGTTAAGTATCGGAATAATAAGAATAAAAGACTATATGTTTGGTAAACAAGGCATATATGAATATGGAAGAAAATTAGGATTTACAAAAGTTCAAGTAGATAAACTAATAGAAGGAACAAAAAGGAGAGCAAATGATCCTAACTGGGAATAAGAAATTAATTCTAATTGTATGTTTAGGATTACTATTATCCGGTTGCATAACTTTACCAAGAATAGTATCTCCAAGTAAACCAGAAACAACCTATGAGTATAGTGAACAAATAGTAACAAAACCAGTATCGGTAGTAGTAGGAAAAGATGGCGGAATGGTAGTTGTAACACAAGAAACCTCTAAAACTGTAGGGGCAACCTATACAGTACCAAAAAAGGGATTCATGCAACGATTAGGTAACTGGCTAGGAAGTTTAAGTATTCTTGGAATTGTAGCGTTAGTAATATGCTTAGTAGTATTTCCAGGCGGAACAATGGCATATTTAGTAAAACAGGTATTTAAATGGAGAAATGCACTAAAGGAAACTGCCTCGGCTATAAAGGATGCAAAAGCAGTAGAGAACGATAATGCTTTAGAACTAGCTTTAAAAGAAAAACAAAGCGATGAAACAAAAGAGTTATTAGGTAAGATAAGAGCAAAACTATAATGGGCAGAATTTGCAAAGACTGTAGAGTTGAAATTAAACAAGGACTAAGCGCTAATAGTGCAATGTTAGCTGAGTATAAAATGAATGAGTTTATACCAGAAGAATTTGATATAGAAAAAGGTTGCGCTGTTTGTAATCACCCAGAGTTAAAAGAAGAAACAAATAGGAAGATAACAGATATGACTGATGGGTTAAGAAAAGTAGCACGAAGATATTATGAAGAAGAAGTAAGACCCCAAATTATAGAATCCAGACTTCTGGGAAGTAGTTTATAATGAACTTAAACTTAGGTTGTGGTACTGATTATATAGATGGTTGGATAAACATAGATACAAGGACTGATGTTAAAGCTGATATACATTGTAGCATACAAGAAATAGAGAAGCATGTAGAACCCGAAACAGCAGACCAAATACAAGCAACAAATATACTTGAACATATTAGTTGGAAAGAAATAGATAAAGTTTTAAAGGGCCTTTATAACTTACTTAGGATTAACGGAAAATTATTTATACGCGGGCCTGATATAAACCGAGCGGCAGAAAAATTTATAACCAAAAAAATAGACGAACAAGAATTTATAAAAGTAGTATACGGAGACCAAGACTATTTAGAAAACACTCATAAGTCTGGTTGGTCAGAAGAAGGATTGAAAGAAAAATTAAAGGATGCTGGATTTAAAGATATTGAGGTAACATGGAGAGATGAATCGTGGGGATTTGAAATAGGTGGGAAAAGATGAAAGATAACTACACAAAAATATGTAATTGCGGCCATGAAATGAAAGTAGACGATAACACTTATAAACTAAATGTAGAATACGAAGACGAAAAACAAATAAGACATGAAGAGTTCGCTTTTATTTGTAAATCTTGTAATAGAAAAATTCAAAGAGTAGTAACCGAAAAGGAATTATAAGGAGGAAAAATGTTTAATGTTATAAGTAGAGTCAAAAATGCAATAGTAGATTTCTTAACTAAAACTGATACTGAGGACAAGCCCCCTTTAAAAGTGAAAGCACAAACTCCTGCACCTATCCCCGCTGTTCAACCAGGAGTAACTCCAACTGGAACTACTGCTACTACTCCAATGCCTAGTACTCCTTGTCCAGCAGGTAAGATGTGGGTTGAAGACGGTACAGGTGGATGGGTATGTGCTGGCCCTGGAGAAGTAACAAAGAAAGCGCTTATTCACAAATACGACCCCAACGAACTAAAAATGTTTGGAGAAATAGACCAAATAAAAGACTTAGTAAGAAACAAATACCAAATAGGACTAAACATAGAGGAAGCAAAAGAGTTACTAGCTTGGCTTAAAGACCAAGAATTCACCCAAGACTTTGCAAATAGTGATACAGATTACTTCTACGCTATTACATCATGGCTAAAGAGTAAAGGTTGGACAGTACAAGGAACAAAAAGAACGGCTGACATTACTTCTATACTTGAACCTTTACTACCAGAAATAGAAAAACAAATAAACACCAAAGTACCTCTAGAAGAAATAAAAAATTTTATCATAGAAAAAGTAGGCGAAAGAAAGATAAACGAAGAAGACAAGAGAAAAATTAAATATAATGTAGAAAAACTCCAAACACCAGATAACCTCTTAAAGTACCTATACAACTCAATACTAAAATATGAAGGACATGGAGTTATTAGTACAAAAAATCTTATATCTATTAAGATAGGACAAAAAGTTAAGATAATAAAAGACCTTATTTATTCTCCAAAATATGGCGGTATTTTACCAAAAGAGGAGTATGCGGGGTCTCAATATTGGGAAGAGGATAATTCTGGTAAAAAAAGTAGCATGTATTTAAAGAAAGGAACTATTATGACAGCATTAGAAGATGGTTCTTTAGACCAAGTTGAATTTGAAGGGGGTGGGCATAATACATCCCTAGAGAAAAATTGGTTTACCCGTTTAAATGAAGGACATGGCGTAGTATCAAAACAAATAAAAGAACAAGGAAGACAAATAGGCTTAAAAGAAATAGTAAAAGACAAATATAAAGTTGAACTAAACGATAAAGAGGTAGAAAGTCTATTCAACTTCCTCGAAGACCAAGATGTTCAAAGTACTGACGAATTTTACTTTAACGAGATAGAAAACTGGCTTAAAAGGAAAGGTAGGAAAGGCCAGTTATCTTCTTATATAACTGAAGGTATAGAAGCTGGGGCAGAAGAAACATTGAATAACGATAATGTCTTTGATTGGACAATAGAAACCTTTAACGCAAATGATATCTGCAAGCGAACAGGTTTACCAGATGATGCTGACTTGTTAGAACACAAAGAAGAAATAAGTCAATCCTTTTTACCTAGTTATGAAGAACAAATCGAGAATAGTGGATTTGATTGGTTATTTGAGGACAACGAAGACATATATGATATAACTGATGGAAACTCAATTGATACGTGTGAGATAGATGAACTTGATGAGGTTCCTAGTGGTACAACTGCTGGTAGGAAAGGACAAAGCGAGAATTTAATTGGAAGACAGTTTACAAGGGATGGAAAAACATACACTGTAAAACATACAAATAGCGGTTTAAGACTAGTTACTATACAAGAAGGAACTACTGGAGAACTAAAAACTATAAATTATATAACTCTTTTACATGGCTATAATGAAGTTAGATCAAGTAGGGCTCAAATGGAAAAAACTGTTCCAGCACCTGTAACTCCAGTCAATCCAGTTGAACCCTTAAAACCAGGAGAGATACCTGTAATCCTCGAAGACGAAGTAACTGACGAAAAAGCAAAACCAAAAGGTTTAAATCCAGAAGAAGAAGAGGTAGAAAAGAAAACTGATCTTGGCAGAGAAGAAAAGGTAAAAACAGATGTGGGAGAATTAAAAGAAAATATAATTAACTTAGCAAAAAGTGTTTATAGTATTGAAATGTCTGAGCAACAAGTCACAGATTTACTAGGCAAGATAATGGGATTTTTAAGTGAAAAAATAAGTGAAGTAACATTGGGTAGAGTTCAAGACATAGTAGGAGATTTATTACCAAGGAAGGCAAAGTTAAGTAATAGGAAAGGGCAAAATAAATATACCTACAAACCTGAAAATGCTGCAAAAGAAGCAGCGGATATAGCAGCTGGCCAAATTCTGGAAGCTGATGTAGATAACGTAGAAATGAAAAGAAAAATGATACAGCAAGCTATAGATGATTTTAGTGATTTCGGTTATGAAAATTGGAACATAGCTGAGGAACAAATAGGAAAAGTAACAAGAGAAATGGAAAAATTACTAAGGAAGGCAAAGTTAAGTAATAGGAAAGGGCAAAATAAATATACCTACAAACCTGAAAATGCTGCAAAAGAAGCAGCGGATATAGCAGCTGGCCAACTAAGGAAAATGATACAGCAAGCTATAGATGATTTTAGCGATTTCGGTTATGAAAATTGGAACATACCTTATGAACAAATAGGAAAAGTAACAAGAGAAATGGAAAAATTACTAAGGACATATTTGTAAAGGCTTAATAATAATGGACATTCAAATCTTTATAGACAGACTAAAAGTAGTAGGGGAGAGGGAAAAACAAAGAATAATCGATGCTTACCTTGAAGAAGTAAATAGAGAAGAAGAAATAATGTACAACATTGAATATTACTTGAAGAGAATAGAAGAAAACATAATATACTTAGAGGAACCACAAGAGTTACAAAGATTAATAATCTTATTCAAAGGAAAATTAGAAGAAATAAAAGTAACACATAAAGACAGATTAGAGGTATAAGGAGGAAGAGTTTGTCAAATAGAGTAATAGTAACAGACAACATAAACGAAGAGTATAGAAAAGCTACCTCAAAAGCTGTAACCTTAGAAGGATTACCAAAAGAAATACAGGATAGAATGAAACGTAGAGCAACTTCTGGCGTATCAGTTGACAGAGTCGCTGACCAATATTATAACCCGTTTTTACAGACTACTGAAATAGAAGTTCCAAAAGACCGAAAGGAACGAAATCGTTGGTACCGATATTTCTTTTTAAATGAACCATTGGTACATTCGGCGTTGACTCTTCATACAATGTTTCCGTTATCTTCTTTTAGAGTCTCACATGAAGATAAAGAGATAGAAGATGAATTTAACGCAATGATAGAAGACATAAGGCTATTTGATTTTATTTTAGAGTTGGGGTTAGAGTATTGGATAACTGGCGAGGCGTTTCCATTCGGATTTTTTGACGACCCTGATGATCCTAAGATGTGGACTGACTTTATTTTACTTCATCCAAACTTTGTAGAAGTAGAAGGTGACCCGTGGGTAAGAGGAAAAAGAAAGAAGCATATTTGGTTAACTCCTACCGATAGCTTAAAAAAATTAGTAGAAGGCGGGCCGAACGATCCCAAAACAGGGGAACTCTATAAAAACCTTCCTCCAGACATAATAGAAGGAATAAAAGTCGGAAAAATAGAATTAGGGGATGTTCAAATAAGTCACATAAAACGCCCTGGAATATATTTTAATACAAGAGGAACAAGTATAATAGATTGCATTTTAAAGGCTTTAATGTATAGAGATAAACTAAGAAGTGCCCAGTATTCCATAGCTGATCGCCACATAAGTCCGTGTCACGACGAACAAACAGAGTGCTTAACTAAAGTAGGATGGAAGAGATATGAGGAACTTACTTTAGAAGATGATATAGCTACTTTTAATATATCTAATGGATTACTAGAGTATCAAAAACCTGAGGAGATATATATTTTCCCCCATAAGGGAGATCTTGTACATTTTAAGAAAAATAGAATAGATGTAATGGTTACACCTAATCATAGGATGTTAGTAAAAGAGCTAAATTATGATAAGGTTAAATCTAAAGAAGCAAAGAAAGTTAAAAAAAATATTCCTGGGATATACACTTATAGTGATTGGAAAGTAGTAGAAGCTTCTAAGGTAAAAAAGAGTAGTATCTTTAGGTGCGTTATTAACAATTTTATTGGGGAAGATGTAAAAGAAACTATAGTAGTTAATGATGTTTCAATTCCAATAGACATCTATTTAGAGTTTGTAGGTTACTACTTAAGCGAGGGCACTATTTGGCAATATAAGAAAGAAGGCAAAGATGTGTCTATTTCTCAAATGAAACATTCAAGGCACTATCAACAAATGAAGATAGCTCTTGAAAAATTTCCACTTAAGTTTACTGAGAAACTTACTAATCGCGGATGCGCTATATGGAGTAGAACAGATACGGTTTTATGCGAGCACATAATAGAAAATTACGGGCAAGGGAGTTTCAATAAAAAAATTCCCGTTTGGGTTAAAAATTTATCTCCAAGGTTACTAAAGATACTTATAGATGCAATGGTTAGGGGCGATGGTAGTGTTAATACTATTGCTACTTGGAATAACAAAACTTACAGTAATCGATATATAAACTATTATACTGTCTCTAAACAACTAGCGGATGATGTTCAAGAAATTGTCTTTAAGTGCGGGTATGCAGTGGCTTTAAAGAAAAGTAAAAGTAGAACTGCCCCCGTTAACTGGGCGGAAATATATACAGTTTATTGGTCAGAAACTACAAAAAATAGCAAATTTCCAAGATTAACTGCAGGAAAAGATTGTATTCAGAAAGTTTCTCATACTGGATATGTATGGTGTGTAAAGGTCCCAAACAAATTTTTTGTAACAAGGCGAAATGGAAAAATAGGGATAAATCACAATACGGAGTTTTACTTTATAGGAGAACCTGGAGATCCAGCTGACGAAGACGAATTAGAGAAATTCCAGAATGCTTTAGTAGCATCTTGGACACAACCTAATCGAGCGATAATTTGGCATCATGCCGTAAAAGTTCAATGGGAAGGGGCTGCCGGACGCATATTACCACTACAACCGGAATTTGACATGATAGATAACCAAATTTTAATTGGATTAATGGTATCAAAAGGTGTTATCTTTGGGGAGGGGCCGACGTTCGCTAATGCATCAGTTGCACTGGACATTCTAATTCAACGATATTTAAGTTTTAGAATGCAGATAGAAAAATGGATAGAAAATTGCGTATTTGCTCCAATATGTAAGATACATGGACTTTACAAACCTACTCAAGCAGAAATAAAACATAGAATAAGAATTAAGGGTAAAGACAAACCTTTATGGATACCCCAAGTAAAATGGGACAAAGAAAACCTAAGAGATAACATGCAAAAATTAGAGTTTATGTCTAGACTAGCGGAGAAAGAAATTGTTCCTTGGAAAATGGTAACAAACTTACTAGATTTAGATTGGGAAACAATTAAGAAAGGAATGGTTGAACAAAGAAAAGAAAGGGGTAAAATCGGATTACCCTCCCCGGTTGTTCCTACAGGGGCAGTACCTACAGGACTTCCAACTCCACCTACAGGTAGTCCTGTTGTAGAAATAACTCCTGCCGAAGGACCTTTAGAAGGGGGCGGGCCAATACCTTCAGAATCTCATCAACTTCCAGAAGTACCAACGGGCGGATAAATAAAATTGAAGGGTTAAACTATTATCTATATGAGAGGATTATATGAAAAGAGTTATTAGTGGAAAAATTAAAGGCATTTTAAAGACGAAGAGCTGTCTAAACTGCGGTAAGGATATAGATTTATACGGGATAGACCTTTGCGCTGAATGTAAAAAGGGTATAGAAAAAAGTGGAAAACAAAGATAGAGGCAAAATACCAGCGCAAATTGTAGATATTTGCCGAAACCGCCTTGATGAACTAAGTTTGGTGCAATTTGGAACAGTAGCTTTTGACATTCGTTTTGGTAATGTGTATAGATTACGAACCCAGAACGATATTTTGGTAGATAAAGATAAGTTACCAAGAGACGTTTTAGAAGGTAAAACCAAGGAAGAATTAGTAGATTTGATAATCGGAAAGCGGAAGGAAGAAAAAGGAGGAACCTAAAAATGCGTTATACGTGTACAAGTTGTAATGTGGATGTAGAGTTAGGAAAAGATAATGAGAAAAGATGCCCTAGATGCGGTTATAAAAGTTATATGAAAGAAGCAAAAGAAAAAGTAGTGGCAAAAGTAATATCTAAAAAAGATATAGTGTATACAGCAGTCCAATGTGAGAACTGCGCTGTTGTCTGGGATAAAAGTTTATCAGAAAAGTGCCCAGTATGCGGAAAGATAGGCGGTAAATTTATAAATAAAAAAGAAGCATTGAAAAAAGAGGAGTTAGTAACAGTATAATGTTTTACCGAACAGCACAACTGAAAATTAAGGATAAAGATTTATATTTATGTGGTAAAGACGAAACTAAGGTTTGTAACTGTTGCGGAACCCAGTCTTGTAGTTTTAGACAAGCCGCAAAACGGTTAATAGCTGTTGACCCAAATTTCCTTTATGTTATTGTAAGCGGATTACACGGCGACTCTCCTAATGAGAACGGAGATTATTTTGAATGGGATAAAAATCATTTCGATTGGGAGAAAGAAGTATTCGGGTATGAAGGAGAGCTTTTAAACAAACGAAACGGCGCATACGTTTATGAGACTTGGCGGGGAAAACCAAATTTGACCAACCACGATGAAAAGTCAGTCGTAGGCCATATAGAAGATGTGTTTCATATACTCGAAGAAAAAAGTATAGATAAACTATTAGCCGTTAATCGTAGAACACAACCTTTATTAGTAGGGGATATAGAGAAAGGACTTATTAATGAAGTTAGTATGGGATGCCTAGTAGCATCGTCAATCTGTAGTAAGTGCAAACATATTGCGCATGATGAGCAAGAATGGTGCTTTTTACCCGGCACTAAAGTTTTAATGGCGGATTATACCTTAAAAAATATTGAAACTGTTTGTGAAGGGGAGCATGTTATTACACATAAAGGAAATAAGAAAAAGGTACTTAAACCAATGTCTCGTAGTTATGAAGGCGAGATACTAGTAATTACTAGTGTAGGAGATAGTGGTAAGTATCCTTTAAGATTGACTCCTAACCATGAAATTTTTACATTACAAAGTAATGGAAGTATTGGAAGTGGGACGGTAGGATTTATTCTGGCGAAAGAAATACAAATAAATAATGAATTACTTGTTCCAGTAGTAAGGGAACAAAAAACCAATTTAGAAGTAACAGAAGAGGAATCGAGGTTATTGGGTTATTATGTTAGTGAGGGAAGTATTGGAAATAAAAATTATAAGACTACTAGACAGCTATCTTTTTCTTTTAATAAATCTGAAGCGGCATACGTAACTGAAGTCGCTAGTTTATGTACTAAGTTATTTAATCGGCAAATTTGCGTATACGAAAACCCAAAATCATCTGGAGTAGAAATACGTACTAGTGTTCCTTTGAATGTCGCTTCTAAGCTCCAATATATAGGAGGAGAATACGCAAAACAGAAACAACTTGTAGGCGAATTTGTAGAGCAACCCCTTGATATTGTTAAAGCATTTTTAGATACCTACAATAATGGGGATGGTTGGAAAAATGCGAAGGGGTTTAGTTTTGAAACAGCTTCAGAACAATTAGCTTATCAGTTAGTAATATTAGGAAGACGCTTTGGAGGTAGTGTATATTGGAATAAATTACCTAATACACATTCTCCTACTAATCCTGTTAAAGACCTTACCATTTATAGGGTAAATATAAAACCCCTTATTAATGTGGTACGATATTTATCTTACGATGGAATTGGTTATTTTAAGAGATTAGTAAGAGATATCAAATCTGAAAGGTATTCCGGATTAGTATACAACTTGGAAGTAGAGGATGACAATTCTTATATTGCAAATGATGTAGCAGTTCATAATTGTGATCACTTAAAGTATCATAAGGGAAGGTTAGATGATGAAGGAAGCAAAATTTACGAAATAAATAAGGGTGTAGTAGGACAAGAATGTTCTTGGATAACAATGGGTCAGGCCGCTGATCCAAAAGCAACAAAGAAAAAGATAGTAGCAGAAAAGGAGGAAGAGATGAGCACATTTAAAATAAACCCAATTGCTGGTAAACGGTCCGTAGAGGCAGGAGTCTCAAGTGAAACAAGTGTTCCTGCTGGGGGTATAAAAAACGCAATTGCTTATGAATCGGATATGAGCAGGTTTACAGGTATGAAAAAAGAAAAAGGGATGGCTGGAGTATCCCCTGAAATGCAAACTAAATTAGCTTTATTAGCAAAAATCCCTGTAGATAAATTAATTGGATTAGTAGATGATAAAGATGTAAAAGAGATTTTAGCTCAAACAATGACATCTTCTACAGTAGCAGAAGAAAAGGAAACCATAGCAACTGAAATAGAAAAATTAGAAAAAGAGATTGTAAAACCCGTAGTTGCAGAAAGTTTAGGGAATGTCAAGGAAGAAATAGCTAAAAGGAAAGAAATTTTAGCGGGTTTATACAAAAAAGAAGAAGCAATGAAAGGAACAAATGCTGTTAGACGTATATCAGCAGAAATTATTAGATTAGAAGATGAAGTAACAGAATTAGAAAAGCAAGAACCAGCAGTTGCTACTAAGGGGAGAACCATGAATTCCTTTAGAGATGTAGATGTAAGTAAAATAGATGAATTTAAGAGGTTGTATGATTGGGATCAGTTTGATGATTTATGGCAAAAAGCTGTTGAAAAAGCGTTAACTATTATTGATGAAAAAGATTACAAAGTTTTTCAAGAAGTATTACAAGATATTCCTACTTCAGCTGCTGAAGATATTACTACCCCCAATGCTTTAGCACGCTATCTTTTTAACTATGTAGAACGATATAAGAGGACACCTCTCCTCGAGGAGGCAAGCATGGATATAAATGCATTAGCAAAAATGATAAAAGAAACAGTAAGGGCTGAAATGAAATCCTTAAAGGCCCAATTTGGTGAAGAGAAAGATAAGGATAAAGATTTAACAGAATTGCCGGAGCCTGCTTTAGAAAAGCCGAAGGTAGATAAAAAGGAAATTCCTAAAGAGACTAAAGACGAACCTTCAGATGAATCTTTAGAATTAGAAGACAAAAAAGAGGAAAAACCAGCAACTCCTAAGAAAGAGTTACAGAAAGATTTAGAAGAGGGGGCTAATATTGAATCCGGTAAGGCTAAAGAAATAGTAACTGACATAGAAAAAATAGTAAAGGACGAAGTAAAGAAAACTAAACTTTCTAAACCAGAAGAGAAGGAAGTAGTAGAGATGGAACCTAAAGAAGAAACTGAAGAGCCTTTAATGGATGAAGATTTGGACTTAAACTTCATAGAAGGAAAAAGAAAGTCAGAGTCAAAGTGGATAGTAAGAGCAAAAAAGAAACCAGTATTTTCAGTTAACCTAAAACAAGCGTTTGATACAGATAGTTGGAGTAAAAACTGGAAGTTCTTTAGTTCAAAAGAGTATGGAAAAGAGTTGCGGGAAGCAATAAAGGAGAAAGGTATTAAGCGAACAATAGTTGAAGAGTTTCCAGCAGGGGTAACTAGATTAAGTCAAGTTGAACTTCCCCCAGAAACGCCAACTACTCAACCAGTTGGACAGGCCCCTCAAGCTGTTTTACCGCCACAGTCTCAGCAACAGATTTTGGAAGGGCCAAAAGCAAAAGGGTCATTCGTGAAATTCTTAACAAATATGACAGCTCCGTTGATTGCATTAGATACTCCAGTATTTGATGTAGATAGTATTACGACAGAGTTAACCTCAACTTTTGGTGATGAAGCAGCAACTAATCAGTTTAAAGGTGAACTAGAAGCAAAGGTTCAAAGCTTAAAAGAACCAAAAGAGGGAGTGCCGGCTCAACCAATAACTACTGCAAAGAGTATTAAAGCGCTTAAGAAAGCGTTATTTGAAGAGTTCCAAAAGGTAAAGCCAACTATAAGTGAAGATGAAGTATGGTTAATTTATAGTGCTGGAGACTCTGAATTTAAGAGAGAACTTTTAAAAGGTGGAGAAAGAATAACGGCTCTAAAGGGGGAACTCAATAAAGAAATTAGTGCTCATAAGAGAACTCAAGCATCTTTAGAAAACCTTTTAGAGGAGAGAAGCCTTAGATTTAAAGCTCGTAAAGCAGTTGAGTTAGTAGATAGAGAAATTATTGTCGGGTTAGTTGATACAAAAGAAACTTTAATGGCAAAAGGCGAAAAAGATGAAAGAGTAGCAACAAAGACAGCAAAAGAAATCTACGAGCATGAAGTAGATGAGTTAGTAGCTATGGACGATAAAACGTTTAATAGTTTTACTAAGAAAGTAGAAGCAATGTTAAAAGAAACAAAAATGACAAAAAGAGCTTCAATAGGAAAAGTAATAGGGTCATTAGTAGATGCAACAACTGATGATGAACCTAGAGCAAGTATAGAAGGAAGCAAAAGTACAACTCTTGAGACCGTATGGTCAAGGCCACCTATAGTAAATGAGAATGAGAAATAAGGAGGAAAAATGAAAAGAATTAAATGGTTATTAGTAATAGTACTAGGAATGTTAATTGGACTGGTAATAGTAACAAATGTTACAGCGGGTGACAATACAGCATTTAGAAAGTATATCAATAATGAGTTATCTATTGGTATAGATAAAGGGTCACCTGTTTCTGTTTATGACATTAAGAAAACAGAAGTAAAAGTTGGTTATTCAATTCCGTTGATATTGTATGAGTTTTCAGACAGTAACGCGTTACTTGCACCATATGATGTTTCTTTAGATGGCGGTATAGTAGGAGACCTAAATGGTATAGACCCTATTTTAGGTCCTGGATCTAACGTTCCTAAAGTATTTGCTCAGTGGGTTATAGATCACTCTATTAATAAAGTGTTAAGTAACGATATAACTATTCCAGAAATCGTAAAAATAGGTATAGTAGGAAGAGCAGATACTCAACGGTTATGGAATGAAAAAGAGTTAGCTATTAGTCCTGGTATCGAAGCAGGTGTAAATTTTAAGTTTAACTAGCTTCAAATTTAATTAAATAGGTAGGTGATAAATTTTACATGGCAAATAAGAAAAAGAAAAAGGGTAAGTAACAAGAATCAAAAACAGGGAAGGTGATAGGATGAAAAGTCAAAACTATATTATAAACAAGGAGGTGAAATAACAATATGGCAATAATGAAAATATTGCATGGTGGTAGAATACGAATGGCATTTGATGTTCCTGCAGACCCAACAAGTGGTACAACTCGTGCTGCTGCTGAATTTTGGACCAAGGGTGATGTAGGCCAACTTCAGACTGATGGGATAGTAAAATCAGCTACAGCTGTGAATGGCGCAGTATTTGGACCTCTTTATGAGACTCGTACTGAGGACGTAAATCCAGGACTATTAACAGATGAGTGCGCTGGAAGCGGAAAGGTAACTATGATATTAGACCCGGCTGTTGTTGAGACAGATCAGTATGCTTCTGGACTGAAGAACTGGGAAGAGAATCAGAGTGTATATACCAATACAAGTGGAAAATTGACCAACGTTGATGGTGGTTCAGCTACTAAACTTGGTATGTGCTTAACACCAATACAATCTGACGGAACATTTAAATATTTGTTTAGTCCACAATATTAAAATATAAGAGAGAAAGGCCTATTCTTTAGCCAAAAAGTAAAGAAAAGTAAAAAGTTAAATATAGGAGGTGAAATGTATGGAAAGAACCGAAGCACAGAAAGAGTACGCAGTGGCAGCTGCACTTCGAACTGCGTCGGGTCGGAATGAAATTGGTCAAACTATGTTGGAGCCTTTTAAGGAGGGCAGAGATTACGTAGGAATGGGTCGTAAGTGTTTCTACGTGGATAAACTCCCAACAGCAGCACCGATTCGTACAGAGTCGCACTTAAGTAGTAGTAAGTGAAAAATTTGGCTATATGCTGGAAACTCTTTAGAACCTTAAATACAAAACAGTAACTTGGAAAAGTAGACTGAAAGTGAAAATTTTAAGGATTAGACAATCAGCAGGGAAGTTTAAGAGAACCTTAAACCCCTCAGAGACTACACGCCAAACTAAAAGTTATGGATGAAATAAAACTAAAAAATACATTGCAAGAATACCATTTATTTAAAGGGGTATTTGATAGCCTCTTTAAACGATTACTGGCAAACTGGGATAGATTGGAACTAAATTGGATACGAAACGAGATAACCATCCTTTCTAGACTGTTTGCAGAATCCAAAAAATGTTTAGAGGGTATAGATATTGAAACCACTCTGGAACAGAAAAAGTTAATCAATTTAGGCACTTTAAAAAAGAAATGGGAAAAACAATTTAGACACCCTTGGGAAAAATTTTTAGAAAAATGGCGCCCAAAACTTTTTAGATGATATAGTCCGAGCATGTATAGCGATATACAGAAGCAAACAGAAATGATTTGCTCTTAACTAAAAAAGTTAAAGTAACAGAACTGGTGGTATGACAAGGACCCGCAGTTTAGTGCAGTAGTGATTAGCCAAAGAGGTAGTGTTCCATACGAGCGGATTGAAGGAACCAGGGTGGAACTCGAACCGATTCCAATAGCGGTTTGGGTGAAGATCCCGGTTTTAGAGATAGCAGTTCGTAGGTTCAATATTCTTGACCGTGAAAAATCTCACTTAATGTTTGCGGTCAAAAAACTTAACCATATGCTGGAACAACCGAGTATTCAACTTAGCCAAAGAGCAAAATTAAGTTGATGCGGTCAATCAGCAGGAAAGGATGGCAAAAATGGCAAAAAGATCGTTCAAATTTGAGGCTTGGACTCCTGAATTAGCTTACGTGATAGGAGCTTATTTAGGCGATGGGTGGTTGGATTTAAACCAAAGATATGGATTTGGAATAGGATCTATTGATAAAGAATTCATTGAAAAGGTTAAATCATGTTTAACTACTTTCATCAAAGGCAATTTAAATGAGATTAAGCAGTCAGAATGGAATAAGCAACAGTCTTTTAAAAATAACACAGTTTGGAAGTTGACCTTTACTTGTAAAGACTTTGTTATTTGGTTAAAGGATTCTTGTAGTGGCAAAGAGCATGTTCCTATAAATTTTCCTAAAGATAATATACTAATTACTACAGAGTTAATCAATGGTTTTATGGATGCAGAGGGGTACATTAGTATGAATAGAAATAGGTATGGAAAGTTACGTTTTCAAATAGGAGTGTGTTGTTGTGATTCTTGCATATTTGGTATTATTGACTTATGTAGTCAATTAAATCTGTTACCTTGGAAGTGTTACAAACATATTACCAAGAGTGGTAGAGTATCGAATGACTTTAGATTTCACGTTAATCAAATTGCCAAAAGTCCTATAAATTTTTCAATAGAAAGAAAGCAGAAACGGTTAGTAGTGCTTAGGAAGGCCATCTTCCTCAACGACTTTACGTTAAGTGATAAAGATTTAGAATCTTTATCAATGATAAAGTCTGGTCTTATTGGCGACGATAAGAGACGATTAGAAATAAGTCGTCCATTATATGCTGGGCAAGGATATAAGTTTACGTCTTCTACAGGTAAAGAAGCAGTAAAAATTCAGAAAGAAAAAGGGTTGCTTAAATCTTTTAATGACTTTGATAGATGTAATGCAGCTCAACGTAGAATGGAACTTGGACAAATAAAGAAGAGTAAATTACTTCCTAGCTAAATATAGTGTAACAAGTAACAGAACAGGTGAGAGCGCGCGCGGAAATGGCTGAGGCAGAAGATACAAAGATTCTGTCAGCTATTAGCACCGCAACGACTACAGCAACCGGTCGGAATACTACGCAAACAAGTACTGGTGGTTTAACAAGAAATTGTTTAGGCGGCTTGTTTGCAGAAATTGAACAACATGACGCTCCAGTGGCTAACATCATAATGCATCCGATTAACTATAAAGACATTCGCGCATGGGCAAAGGATAACCAAAAAATTTGTCCTTTTAAAACTTAGCTATATGCAAAGACGCCCTAACAAGGGTAATTTGCAGGGAAGACTCACACAAAATGGATAAAAGAATAATAGCAAATAGAAAAAGAATAAAGAAAACTTACGAGGAACTATATGGTATAGAAAGAGCTTTACAGATTAAAGCAAAACAATCAAAAGCTCAGAAAGGTGTTCCCGATGGGCCACAGTCAGCAGAAACTATAAGGAAAAAGCGTTTAATTATGAAGAAATCTGCTAAAAGAGGTTCTGAACACTATAGATACAATTACCATTATACAACAGATGAAAAGAAACAGCTTTCTCAAAGATCTACATTTGGATTGTTGAAGTACTACTCAAAAAATTCGGGTAGTCGAATAACGGGTGGGCATTGGAGTAAGGATGGAAGACGGGTAGACCTTGACAACCAATATTTCAGAAGTACTTGGGAAGCTAACGTAGCTAGACTGTTAAACTTTTTAAAAGTCTTTTGGATTTATGAACCTGGAAGGTTTTCTTTATACGATGAGAATGACGATTTAATTTGCACATACAAACCAGATTTCTTTTTACCAGGGTGTAAGGTATACCTTGAAGTAACGGGCCGAACTTTTGGTAACAAGTTAAGAAAACTAGACTTGTTTAGTAAAAAGTATAATTTGGTTGTTATTGATCAAGGAATGTATGTTTACTTAAAAGAATGGATAAGTAATGTTATTCCCTTTTGGGAGAACCCTCAGAGACTATACGCTAAGCATTTAGAGATGAATGATGACATAGTCCAAACTGCATGTATAGATAAAGATGCAGACCTAAACAGAAATGATTTAGGCGCTACTTAAACTAGTAGTTATGTAAGTAATAGATTGGAATTTGACCCCGTTAATAACATAGCGGCGCTAAATTAGAAATGATTTAGTGGAAAAGTTGACTATATCGGTGGAACTCCTAGCAATAGGACAATACCGAGGAAAGATTTTAAAGGTAAAACTTTAAAAAATCCGTAGAGACTGTACGTCAACCTCCTTTGAACTTAAAGGAGATGATACAGGCCGAGCTGTTTGGTAACAAACAGAGTTCAACAGAAATGGTTGAACCCTTAACTATAAAAAGTTAAGAGTAACAAAACTGTACAAAACGCGAAATGATAAAGACTGGTTACATCGGAGATATTTGGAATTCACAACTGCGTATAACAAAGAAAGCAACATCCGGTACTGTGTATGCTTTGGCTGACCCTGAGTTCATGGGTGTAATATCCGTTAGGATCGATTAAAAATGAAAATGTTAATAGAGAATATTGGAAAAATCATTTTCAGAAAATAGTCGCTTTTATCAGTAATGATAATTGCAAAACCAACTATATCGGTGAAACTCCTGAAAAGGACAATACCGAGGGAAGTCTTAGTGACCCCGTAGAGACTGCACGTTGGATTCCTATTAATAGGAATATGATACAGTCCAATCTGAATAGTAATATTCAGAGTTTACCAGAAATGAGTAAACCCCAACTAAATTAGTTGGAGTAATAAAAATGTTAGACCAAATGGATGCGCCAGATCAAGAGAACTTATGTCTTGGTTGGATATTCTATGAGTAAACAAACTTGCTCATATAAAACCTAGCTATATCGGTGGAACTCCTGCGAAGCAGGACAATACCGAGGGAAGAGAGGATATGGACACAAATAGAAAAGCATTGGCTTATGTAATTGGTGTATATTTGGGTGATGGTTGGATAACTAAGCAAACTATTAATGGTAATGATTACTACACTTTTGGGGTGGCTTCAATAGACAAAGAGTTTATTGAAAGAGCAAAATCTCAAATGGAAGTGATATTATCTAGATGATCCATACCCGAAGTAAAACACTGGTTAAATAACATGTATGCTTTTCAAATAAGTGGTTCACCCTTTTTTAAAGAATTAAAAGAAGAAACTTTTAATAAATTAGTAATTCCTAATTGGATCTGTGAATTAGATCCGTTTTCAGAGGAACTAACAGAATTCTTTAGAGGGGCTATTGATAGTGAAGGGTGTATTACACGAGGAAATTGTGCAATGGATTTTGGGTTTATAATGAATGTTAAAGGAGATTGGTTTTTACCATTTGTATCTCTTTTAAAAAACAGGTTCAAAACCCTACCATTAACAAAAAGAAAAGATGGTATTTGGAATATAGAAAAACCGCTTTATTCCTTTTTACAGGCGCATATACCATTGACTATTAATAGAAAAAGGGACCGAATAAAAGAGTATCTATATAAGGTAAGTCATAGACCTCTCCCCGTAGAGACTATACGCTGGGCATCTTTAGAATATGGTAAAGATGATGATATAGTCCGAGCTGCATAGTAATATGCAGAGGATATTAGAAATAGATATCCCCCTAGAAATAGGAGCAACAAACTGACGTAGGAATTGCCGTAATCATAGCCCAAGGCACAGCAAAAGCTACTATTACTGGTAGTATAGCATAGCACTAAGTCTTAGGAGGGGTAGACAACTATCCCTCCTAGGATTACTTATCTACCAAGAGTAGAAAAAGGAACGGGGGCACGAAAATGCCCCCTGAAGTTTAAAGGTAATGGTGATTGAGACAGTCGTAAGTGTGCGATTGGTAGAGCAACCGCTCTCTCGGCCATTTAATTAAATAAGGTTTTAAACATCGTTAAAAAGGTATCTCCAATACCAAAAATAAGGAAAACCGATAGGAGGAATAAAATGGACAAAATAGTAAGAGACGGCTTTGATTCAGCCGAAAAAGAATTAAAGGAAAAACAGATCGCAGAAGTCAAGAAAATAGTCTTAAAGACACTAGAAAAAATAGAAGGAAAAACTAAAGAACGCGATAAGCTAAGTGAAGAGATAAGACTATTAAAAATGGACATAGACGATTTAAAAGAAGGAAAAATAGAAAGAATTGTTGAGAGACAGGAGAAGGATCCAAAGGCAAAAGAAGTAGCAGTAGTAATAATTATCAAGGAAAAAGAGGTAAGAGAGCTAAGTCCTTGGTATTGGCCATATCAGATTATATGGCAATATCCGGTATATTCTACTCCAGGATTAACGTTTACAGGTGGAACATTTGGAAGTTATGCAACCAGTAATGCAACAATTGGATTGGCAGAAGGGGCTACAATAACAGGTACTTCAGGCGGTGGCTCTATAACTTTAACATCCGACAATTGTTGTATAACCAATTCAACGGCAAAAGATGGGGTAGTAGGAAGTTACACAATAGAAAATAAGGTAATACACTTAAGGTAAGTAGAGTATTGGAGATATCCTTTTATGGGTGAATTAATAAACTTATTTTGGAAGAAAGAAGCGCGAAAATATACCGAATTTAATCCTAAAGACTTCCAGTCTGGGAATGAAGAAGCAGATAAGCATAATTTATTGTTTCATTTATCAGTGTTAGATAGCATACTATTAGAGTATGATCCTGAAGATCCTCCAATCAACTCAAAAGAAGAGATAGTTACAGAAATAGTTGAAGCAATGCAGTACTATAAAGAACGCTTTAACGAAGTTCCAGAATATGAGGGATTTACAACATCGATTACTGTTAAAACAAAAGAAGATATGGAAAAAGTATTTCCTAAAATAGAAGAATCTTTTTTAGATATAGTAGAAGAAGGAAATACTGCTCAAGTATCCTTAAGTGCTATAACTACATATCTTGGTGGTAGAATACAAGAAGGAAAGACTTTTACTAATTCTAAAGGAAAAGTCTTTAAAGTGCTTAAGGTAGATTCTAAAATTCAAAAAGCAACAGTAAAAAGAATAGCCCAACGGAGTCAATAAACAATGGCATGTTGTATAACCAATTCAACGGCAAAAGATGGGGTAGTAGGAAGTTACACAATAGAAAATAAGGTAATACACTTAAGGTAAGTAGAGTATTGGAGATATCCTTTTATGGGTGAATTAATAAACTTATTTTGGAAGAAAGAAGCACAATTAGGGAAGGTTATAGATTTTGTTGGCCCGGCACAAGATGTACCTAAAATTCTGTTAGACTACGATGTTGTAAGCGTTAAGGGTTTCCCTGCTAGCGGAACATTTAAAGCTGTAGAACAAGCAGAAAACTGGTTAGTGGAGAATGGTTATGGCCTTGGACCTATGCAGAGGGATGCCCCTAGGGGTATTGCCAAAGACGTTGATTATATTGCTAAATGGAGAAATATCTCTCCAGACGAGTATTCTAGATTAGACGGCGTTATGTTACCAGCACCTGAATTTCGAGAGGGCGGGGCTACAATACTATTTTTTAGGTAAGAGAAGAGGAATACTAAATGCCATTAAGTAACTATTTACGAATACGAGAAGATTACATATACAATGGATCAAAAGCAAACTTTGACTTGTATGGAACCGCAAGTACCGGACATACAATAACAGTAACAAACCCGTCTGGAACAACTGTAGATACATTTACTATGACTACGGATAACAATGGAATAGCAACCACTGAACGGTCAGTAGGTGCATCAACTTGGGGAACAGCAATAGGGACCTATACCGGAAAAGTAACTATAGGGGCGACTGAATATTCTGATAATGCTACATATTCATATAAGGAAGTACTTATAAACCACGGACTAAATACTTTATTTGATTTATTCCAGAATTTAGAGGTAAGGGATGAGGTAGGCGTATTAAACAGTGATAGAAGTCAAGCAAGGTTTACTTATGATAACTGGCAACGAAAATACGTTCCTCAGTTCTTTAAAAATGATACTACATTTTTAACTTTATGGACAGACATAGACATAGATCATGAAACTGGAATAGCTTACCCTGGAACTACCGCACAAGGAGATGAAATAAGCTCTCAGTATAGATTTAAATATTTTACTGATGGGTACTGGGGCGATATTTTAGACCTTGCAATAACGATGGGTAATGCGTTAAAACCCCACACAAGTTACAGTATCAATGATGCGCCCGCAGAGTGGGATGATTTACTCGTAATGTATTCATACATAAAATCTTTAGAGAAATTATTACTTGATTTAAACTTGTGGCGGACACGGTTGATATTTCCAGACCCAACAGCCATGTACAATACGTTAACAAGTTTATTGGCTGCTGCAAGAGCGGAGATGATAGAAATAAAAAAGCAAACAAAGAGACGTGGGGATACAAGTCCAAAAGTGGTAACCAGTTTTAAACAAAGTGTTCCTCGGAGTGTTAATGGTGTTAACTGGCGGTCCTACAGCATACTTGGTACGTTTGATGCTAATGGCAGTTAAGGAGTAGAAATGACAAAAGAGCACAGAGATAAAATATCATTGGCTAATAAACTTTCTTGGATAAATAAACCAGAAAAAGAGAAAATGGAAAGAATCCAAAAGTTAAGCAGAATTACTAAACAATTATGGCAAGATCCGGAATATATTGAAAAAATGAAGTTACGATATCGCGGAACAGGCATGACTGGTAAAAGACATTCTGAAGAAACGAAAAGGCAAATTTCGGAAAGGAAGAAAGGTAATGTTCATTTAAGTACAGAATCACGTAGAAAAGTATCTGAATCATTAAAGAAAGCGTATACTTCTGGGAAAAGAACTTTAGGAATGAAAGGAAGAAAACACTCTTTAGAGATCCGAAAGAAAATGTCAGAATCTCAACTACGGGTTAGACAGTATCCAGAAGTAGTATTAAGGATAATAAAGGGGCAACATAGAAAACCAAATAAACCTGAACTAGCATTACAGAACCTACTAAACAACCTTTTACCAGGAGAATATCATTATACAGGAGACGGAAAAATAATCATAGATGGCAAATGTCCCGATTTTCTAAATATGAATGGACAAAAGAAACTAATAGAGTTATATGGAACATATTGGCACAAAGGCCAAGATCCACAAGACAGGATAGCCTTATTTAAGAAGTTTAGTTTTGATACTTTAGTTGTTTGGGAAAATGAATTAAAAGATACAGAAACACTGAAAATCAAAATTTTAGAATTTCATAATAAACCTCACGAAGAACCAGACAAAGTTTTACAGGAGATCTTAGTTTAGTGTCTAACGGCATAGATAAGGAGTAGCAATGTCTTTAATAAATTTATTTTGGAAGAAAGAAGGTCAATTAGAAGAATTTAAAGTAGGGAGCAAAATAGTAGTAATAGAAGATAACGAATTTGATCCAAATTCTCCTAGTTCTGGAGATACTGGAAATGTGGTAGAGATAGATCCTATGGATGTGTTGATTAAAGTAAAATTTGATAGCTGGAAAAGTAAGAGCGGAAGTCCTTTTTGGCACATTAGTCCAAGTAGAATAAGAAAAATTTATACTAATGGAAGACATTAAATGAGTTACGCAAATAGTGTTTCAGAAGTATTAAGGTGGGCAAGACAGCTCGTTGTCGGAACAGGAAAAGCAGACACTATGCAAAATCCAGATGCTCTTTTGTACATGTCCGATGCAGACGAAATAATAAATTCAATGTTAAGTCCAATATATGCAGTACCGTTAAACACAATTACAAGGGCGAGTAGACCCGATATTTATCCTGACCCAATACCATTAATAGCCAAACGTTTATCAGCAGGGTTGATGATAAAAAATGTGTATACAGAAATAGAACCAAACGCTAGTGCAAGAGGAGAAGAAGAAAGAGCGCAAGCAATGGATATGCTTAGTGATTTTATAAGTGGGTTAGTAGGTGGAACCGCAAGATTAGCAGGGCAACGTTTAAAAAGCCGGAATCGATTTTTACCACCCGGAGTTTATCCAAATGAGTTGCCAGCTAAACCCGCAACGGTATTAGGAGTATAAATGGTATCATTACAAAACGAAATTCTGAATAGTTTATGGAAATTATTAGATAACAACTTACAATATTTGACAAACAAGTTAACCGAATTTACAAGTTCACAGCCGATAACAAGGGTATGGAAAGGTGCAGCAGCGGTAATAGACAAATACCCAGCAATAAGGATAGTCCCTCAAGGACGAGATAGCGAATGGGGCGCAACAAGAAGCCAGGATGACACGTACCGTTTTTCCGTAGAATGTTTCATACGTACTACCGCACAACCGGAAATAGCACAGGAATGGATAGGCGCATTTGAAGCAGTAGTAATGAACTTATTATTGGAACCTGTAAACCTAACCTTAGATATAGGAAGTGGATTAAAAACTTATGATGGTTATGCCACAAGCGGAACAGCGCCAGAACGAACCGGAGAAGGAATTTATCAAGCGAATATTGATGTATGGTACAAAACGTGGCAAAGTCCAATAGCGGTTGCTTAAAGGAGAAAAGTGATGTCTAACATAGTAGATTTATTTTGGAAAAAGAAGGCGCAAGAAGACTTTGAAGAAATAGAAGGCCCAAAACGAGAACGAAGGTTTCGAGCTTCAATTTACGTAGACGTATGGGTAATTGAAACAGACAATATAGAAAATGATAGAGAAGTAGCAAGAAAGGAAGTAGAAGAATACCAAAAAGGGATACCTAATTCGTATATTGGAGATATAGGCTGGTTCAAAGGAATGACGTTAGATAGAGAAATATGAAATGGATAAAAGTATCATTAACATATTTTACAAGGAACAAATGAAAAAGAAAGCAACTACTGACAAATATAAACTAAATAGACTAAAAGAAGAAATAAACAAAATAATAGAAGTAAGAGAACTAACTAAAGAGGATATGCTGAAATTTATGGAAAAATATGAAGTAGGAATGCACGATTTACAATTTATCATAAATAAAATAAAGGAGAAATAGTATGCCGATTTTGTCCAATACTTTAATGGAAAATCTAAGTGACCGACTTGCAAAACAGGTGCAACTTATACTTGCCGGGATTAGGGATGCTAGAGTAATTGGTGGCGGGGAACACTTTGACCGAGTAACAACAGCCGACGATTACGATGTGGAAAACGATTTTATAGATGATACGCATTCCTGGGACAAATATGTTAGTGGTCAGTACATATTTCCTGATATAACTGAATTAGCTGATTATGTGAATGTGTTCAACACCCATGCTACAAATCAGGGAGCACCCGACTTAAACAGGTTCCTTCAGACATCTGGTATAGATGTAGCCGACTATTTTGCTGATGTTTATTATTGGATTAGAGGAAATAGACTTTCTGCATACAACGTATTTTATACTACCTCTTTAGATCCTATGGGTACTTTAGATGTAATTTCTTCGGGAATAGGAACTTTTACAGACGGTTATTCTTTATCAACAAACGGAACGGGAAATTATACGGGACGAGACGACTTAACAGCATTAAACACAGCCGCAGTAAATCTTGAATGTTACGCTTCTGGAGTAGGTATCGGCGCAAATGGTTTAGGTGTAAACATAACTTGTAAAAAAGATGACAATACTACTGAGGTAAAAACAGTAACTTTTGCAGCTAATGATCCCGTGTGGACAAGTAAAGATATAGGAACAAGTGTAAATAAATATATTGATATTACAAATATGGCTATTGCTACTGGAAGTAACGCTAATGACAAAGTAATTGTAAAATCTAAAATATTAAGGGCAATAGCCCTTTAGGAGGATAAAATGCCAGTAGTCTCAACTACAATTTTTAAGACAATAAGTGATAGATTGTCAAAACAACACAGTTTAATCAACACCGCTCTCAAAGATGCTGGAGGAGGAACCGAACATTTTACTACTATTACAACTTCAAACGATTACAATGTAGAACTTGATTTGAATCAACGTGGTTATGAATTAGATCATGGTTTATCAGGAATAGAAATATTCCCTAGTATACCAGAATTTACAAATATTATAAATTCTCATGTAACACACATAACAAATAGAGGGTTACAAACACTAGATCAATATCTTACTTTAAGTGGTACAAATGTATCGTCTGAGTATGATGATTTGCATTTTGCTATCAAAAATAGTCACCTAAACTCAATCAATGTCTTCGGGCCAGTTATGCAAATGGGGACATATCAAGTAACAAGTGGGTTAAGTGGGGTATTCACAGATTTAGATGCTGTAGGAACAGGTAGTGGAAAAGCCGGTTCTGGAAACTATGCTGCAGCGAACTGTGAAATTTATGTAGATACTGGAACCACAATAGGCGCCAAAGATGTAAATATAGCTATAACCTGTAAAAAAGAAAATTTAGCAACGGAAGTAAAAACAGTAAAGGTACCAACAGGGGTATCAGGATTGAATACTTTTGCAATAGGGATACCAGACACAAATATGTATTTGGATATTTCGGATGTGACACATCAGTCTGGCATGGCTGATGATTTAGTGAAATTTCGGAGTAAATTAGAACGGATTATAGCGTTATAGGAGGAACCGTGCATCAAGAATTAGAAATAAAATTTAATGGAACAGGCGCTCAAATCCTCCATTTAGGCCCTTTAGAGTTAAAAGGAGGAGAAACAAAATACTTGCCAATAAAAAATGATATAGCAACATTTGAGCAGTTAAAGAAAATAAGCAGTTTATCGGTAAAAAAGGTGAGTGTTGCTGATAAAGAAGACAAAAAAGAAGATTTAGGAAAAGATGTGGTAATAAAAGAAGTAAAGAAAAAATACTTTGTAAAATATGTGGGTCATCAATTAGAGCGGCCTGTTAGAGGGTTTGGGAGTTTTTATAAGGATGTAGAAAAAGAATTAAAAGTAGAAGAACTTGAACGGTTTAACAATGACAAAGAATTTGTTGTTAGAGAAGAATAAGGAGGAATGAACTATGCCGATGGTATGGCGCGGATATTTATCTTTGGGCGGCGTGGCTGTCCCATGTAACAGTACGGGATTAGAAATAGAACCAGGGTTTAAATTTAGTGATGATGCAATAACCTCAAAGGGGCATGTAATAAACTATGCCCAGGTACAAAATGCCTATCAAGGAAGTATAGAATTTCCGTTAAATAGAGATTTTATGGCTACGTTATGGGCATGGGCAATTACATCTAGAGATACAAGCAAAACAGTTATTTTGTCCCCTGATGGAACAACTGCATATACATACCCCGAAGCAAGCGGTAAGTGTTTAGTTAAAACACTTACTATTACTGGGGCACAAAATGAGTATATAAAATGTTCACTTGATTTAGTAGCAACTGGACGTAGCGCTGCTGGAAGTGTGCCTACATATACAGCAACAAGTACTACTAATTTAAATTATACGCCAATACCATATTGGAAAACAAGTTTTATATCAACTACTCCTACGGCATATGGCGGCGCAAGCGATGCAACACAGGTAGTATCTTGGAATGTATCAATAAACAATAACCAGTTTGTATTATATACTTTTGATTTATCAAATGACCCGCATGATATACAACCGGGTTTAATGGATGTAACAGGAAATGTAGTATTGTATAATGCAAGCAGCACTCCTATACCAAGTGATGGCGGTAGCTCAACAGTAACTATAGATAATGATAGTTTAACACTTAACTATTTGGTATACACCAAATACGCTATGGAGATGTCTGGCCCGAACGTAAAAGCAACGAGGTCATGCGATTTTAGATCAATAGGGAGTACATTAGTAGCTCCAATATACGAATAAAAAGTATAATTTAAAGGGAGGAACCCAAAATGGAAGAAAAGGAAGCAGTAAAAGAACAACCAATAGACTTTACAGTTGGGGAGGGGGAAACATTTAAGGTCAAAATCAGTGTGGATTGTAGCAAAAAGAAACCGGTACCAATCATAGGCCCAGTATCTGATGCTTTGCAAGGCAAAGTAAAAGAGATCTGGGCTGAATTTTATTATCAGCAGTTTGGAGTAGAGCAACGGATACACGGGGAATCGATAGCAATAACAACAGTCTTTGACCCACAAAGTAAGCAGGTAGTAAACCAACGATTTTTAGACGTAGTAAGGTTGGAAGAAAACAGGTTAAAGTATTTGTTAAAGGACTGGAACTTAACCGACAGGTTTGGCAAAATAGAGTTAAAACGTGAGAACGGTCAGTTGACAGGAGAAAGTCTAAAAAAAGTGTTAAGTGTCCAACCAGTAATTCTAAGAGCAATTTTGAATAAAACGTCAATGATACTTGATATGGGAGCAGAAGAAGACTCGGATTTTCCAAGTTAGCGAGTGCATATTTTTCTCCAGGCAGGCGCGATATTGACGTAAGTGGGGAACCAATTTTATACGAGTACGGAATACTAAAATATTTCCACGAGGAGTTTGGGCTAAACAAAAAAGAATTGGAGGCTATGGACAGTCGGTGGGTCAAAAAAATGATTGTGTTGGGAAATATCAAAAGCCAAATAACAAGTCACTAAAAGTAGATACATTAAAAATAGCAAGGGAAGACTACATAAAATTTTTTAAAGGTATATGTAGAATTATACATGATTATAATGCAGTAATAAAAGAGGTTAGAAGAAAAAGGAAAAAGAAATGACTGTATGGTGTTATAATTGTCAAAAACATGCAATAACAAACCAAACAATACAAGATAATATAGACCCAAAATTGGAGACCGTAGAATACAGTTGCGCAACTTGCAATATTACTTTACAACATCGGTATAGGCAAAAACAAGATTTATTGGTAGAAATACCTAAATTGTAGTATAATATAAGTGGGGAGACAAGATGAGTAACCTATACGGAGAAAAATTACTAGGAACTGGAAATCACTTAACTGATTACAAAGTAAAATATGTAGAAGTGAAATGCGAAGACTGCAATGGCAACGGGTTTAATGAAATAACTGGAGAAGACTGTATGCCCTGTGATGGAACTGGCTCGATAGAAGTAGAAAAGTGGGAATAAAATGGATACTTTCGAAGAAAGAGAATTGACTAAAGACAAACAAATAAATGGCCTCTTACAAAATATTAAGAAGAACTTACCTGAATTAAAGAAAGTATTAGAAGAAGTAAAAGGGATAGATTATGAAGATGCCTTCTATAGGTTTTATCATCATTCATTTAAGGCATACTATATTCAAGGCTATACAACTGAAATAGTTAAAGTATTAACAAGCGTTTCACCGTCTAGCGAAATAGAAAACGAGGATTTTAAACAAATATTAAAAGAAGGCACAAAAGACTGGAAGCATGAACATAACAGTGGATGGCACAAAGAGGTAAGACCTATTTTAGAAGCATACTTTCATGCACGATATTTTCTTGAAATGGCAATAAAATATGGCGAGAAATATGATATAGCACCGCACGTAATGGATTACGGTTGGGCGGCAGTATTATATTTGTATAGGTTAAGATAGGAAGGAGAAGAGATAAATGTCTACTGACAATGGTATATACATAATCAAATTTCCAGAAGGCTTTAGAGTAGCACATTGCCAAGCAATAGAAAGCATTGACTATTATTCTCCTGGGTCAAAAGAAAGAAAGCAAGAATTAAAATGGAGGTTTAGTAAAAGTAAGGTATTTCAAACATGGCATGATGCTATTTCAAATGCTCGTAATTTAGCAGAAGAAATAAGGAATGATGACTTTTGTCCAATACTTGAATATGGGATACAGTATTTAGGAGAATATGAAAGTTGGAGAAAGGATAAAAAATGAACATAGGATTTGATGTAACGGATACAATAACAAGATATCCTAAACAATGTAAAGCTTTAATAGATTCTCTACATAAAGATGGTTGGAAAATATTTGTGGTAAGTCCTAATGCTATAGATACAATAGAGAATGACTTGTTCCTAACAAAAATAGACAAAGAAAAAGTAGAAATAATAGTTAGTAGAGATAAATGGGTAGTATGCAAAGAAAAAGAAATAGACATCTTTCTAGACGATTTAGACGATTACCTAGATCCAATGTTAGAAAATAAGTTAGACATAATGCCCCTAAAAGTAAAAAGGAAGGACATGCTGTAATGGAAGGCTACTGGTTAAACCTAGACAACGGAAAATATGAAGAAGTATTTGACCACGCTAACTGGATACATAATCCCGATAACCAGCAGTTAATTGGACTAGATGAGGGTATTGGTCAACAGATTTCAGCATTACCGGATTCTGATTTTAAAGGAAAGAACCGGGAAAATATTGTTATGCTTGCTACGCAGGGAGATTTAATACGGATACGCAGATATGAAGGGGCAATATCATTTGAGTTTCAATCAAAAGGGGTAAACAAGGAAAAAGTGTTATTAGCAATATACCAGTTTTTAATTGTTGTTGGAATAGCAGGAGATTATACACAGCTAACAATAACCAATCTCAGTAACAATGAATCAGTAGGAATATTGTGGAAAGATTTTAAAGGCAAAGTAGAACAAAATGACTTGGATGGAATTCTAAGGTTAGCACAAAAAGTAGTAAGAAGATAAAAGGAGGAACCTAAGATGAGCGTAGAACCATTAAATTTAGAAAATGTACCAACAGAAACAACAGTAACAAATTTGGAGTTAGACAAAAAGGATAGTCAAGAACCAGGTATGACAATAGTAACTGTACAAGGGAAAGAAATTCCTATACCAAAAATAAAAGAGCTTTCGAGTTCAATACCCCCCGGAACCGCAGCAGAAGGTGACCATGACGGTAGAGATGGCGACCCAGAACTAGTAAATTTTTTAATGGACGAAAAGGACAAATACATAAAAGTAGAAATAAGGGCAGATATCGTTGATGGAAAACCAGTAATAAAAGAAGATGGCAAATACCTGATTTGGGCGAAGTTTTTAAGGCCAACGTGGAAGTTGGATAATATTTTAAAGAATAAAAGGTTAGGAATGACACAAGAAGGAACAGTAGTATTAGATAACACAAAGTATAATGAAAATCTCTTACGGTACTGTCTAAAAGAATGGAATCTCCCACTTCAGTTAATTTTTGGTTTTGATTTAGATAATAATGCCGAATTAAAAAATATAGATAAAATTACAAGTGAAACTGGCGTACATCCTATAATTTTAAATGAATTATTAAATAACATAAAAGAGGAATAATTTTAAGGAGTAAGCATGGCTGAGAAATATTCTGACTGGCAAAAAGATGTATTATTTACATTAGTTTCTATTAATAAAGTACTTGCCGGTACAAAAGGTAGTAGTGGTTCGCCCAGTAGTTCAGGATTAAGTGGTGGTAAACCTAGGGTAATGGATCCCAGAACTGGCCAAATGATAGATTTGGATACTTCCAAAATTAAAGCTGCTGAACAATCAGTATCGAGACTTGGTAACGCTTTTAATCTTGCAAAAGGCGGAGCTAAAAATCTTAAAGAGGCTGTTGGTGCTTTAGATAGCGGTTTACGCGGTTTAACTGGAGTTAGCGTTCTTGGTATAGGTTCTCTTGTTGGTTTAGGTAAAGTTATACGAGATGTAACTAGTATTACGGTATCGTATAAAAAAGAACTTTACGAAGTATCAAGAAGCTTTAGTGTTGGTACTTCTAATATGGCAAGTTATAGTAAATTTCTTAAAGAAATGTCTAGTAGTACTGGAAGAGGAATAATAGAAACAACTAAATTAGTTTCAACATTAAAATCCAGTTATGTAACAGCTAATTTATCTAATGCATCTATGAAAAAAATAGTAGAAACCTTATCAAAAGAATTTCCATTTAACTTAGAAGAAGTTACTAAAAAATATATAGAACTTCAGAAAGCTCTTCCTACAGTAAATAATTTATTAGAAAAAGAGGCGTTAACTCTAGCTGATTTAGCTGATGTTTCCAGAGCTACCGGGGGCGATAAAGACTTCTTTTTAAGACTATATGCAAGACAGCACGGGGTATTGACGCAAGCTTCAGAAGATATAACTGAATTAACAGAACGAATGCTGCGATTTAATAAAGTAAAAGAAGACTGGCAATTGGGTTTAGGCGGAGCATTATTTGATTTTGGTATGTCTGCAATGGAACTAGCTTCACATCCCCTTAAGACAAGAGAAGAAACTTTAGAGGGAACATCTGCCTTAGGAGAAGAACGCGGGGGATTAATAAAAAGAAAAGCGGCAAAACAAGAAGCGTTATCACGACTTATGCCAGGCCCTTTAGGCGGTATTTTTAGAGGGGGGCTGGAAAAAGAAATAAAAGAGCTAGATTACCAAATTAAAGCGATTGATATCGTTATTCAAAGCACGCGTAATGCAACCATGGCAGAAACTGATAGATTAAATAAATTAAAAGCTGAATCAGATGAATATGAAAGACAAAAAGATGCTGCTAATAAACACATAGATATAATTAATATAATAAACCAACGATATGATGCACAACTTGGAATTTTAGAAGCTACATATAGGCCGATAATGGAACAAGGTTCCTTTCTTTTATTACAAGTAAATATGTTAGAAAATATAGTATCAGAACGCCAAAAAATTGTTGATACATTACGAGAGGAAGGAAAAGCCCTTGAGGATAATAAGGAATATCAGGAAGCTCAGACTAATTTAGCACAAGCCGAATTAGCAGTAGCTCAAAAACGTCAATATATTCAACGTTCCTTTATGGAAAAGATGTTACAGTTACAGCTAGGACTATCAAAAGGAACATACACAATGCCAACAACTATGGGAGAAGGTTTAACCAAAGGGCCAGGATACAGTCCATTTGCACCGTTAGAACGAGGTGGAACAGGCGGTAAGGCATGGGGAAGTTATAATGCAAAAGGAGAATTTGAAAAAAGACCGCAGACGGGACCTTACGAAAAGTTTTATCAACGGTTATTTGGTGGAGCTGCTGGATTTAGGAGTCCGCATGAAAAAGTAGTAGAAAACAGGTTAAGTGGAATAGAAGACAACACCCAAAAAATGGTAAATACCTTGAATGTACCAACTACTGCTGGAACTACTCCAGTTGCAGGGGGGTCCCCCGCAATTACCGGAACAGTTGGGAGTACAGTTACTCCTGTAGCTTCAACTACACCAAGGTGGAATGAATCTCCTTCTTGGGGAAGGGTAAGAGCCGAAGAGGAAAAACCTATTCCTATAGCTAAAGAATCAATTAAAGAACTTATAGATGGTTTTATTAATGGACTAAAAGATATTGGTATAAGCATAGTAACGCACCCATAAAAGGAAAAATGGAATTTAATTTATTGGATAAAGAAAAAGAAGGCTTATTCAAAAGATACCCCTATGTATCCGAGTGGACTAAAGGCCTCTCTAAAATTTTATTTTATATGTGTATTAGCATTTTAATAATTTTATGGTTTCAATTTTCTTTTACGCCAATAAGTAAAAATCTACAAAAGCGAGAAATTACTCAAGTCCCTTTAGAAGTTACACTTTTACCGGCAATTGAAGAAACAAAAAAGAATTTAGATATAAAGATTGTTAAAGAAGAAGTTAAAGATACTTCTATTAGACAAGTTCAAGCGAAAGGTAATTTAGTATTTGCTAAAAATAATATAAGGGGGTCACAATCGTTCTCTTTGGAGGACTCAAGCGAAGTCATACAGCAATCTATAAATGAATTGCCGCATAGAGCAGGACCTGTTGTTGCAGAAACACCTTTAGAAAAGTCTTTAGAAGAACCTGTAAAAGAGGCAGTAGGAAAATATGAAGGAGCGGTTTTAGATATTGAAGCATTTTATTCTCTATTAAAGAAATTTAATAAATCTGTTAAGTTAGCATTATTTGCTAATGCCCAGTTTAATGGAGGAACTGCCGTGGATAATCTGCCATCTCCTTATAGAGAAATGGCTATACAAGACAGAATTGAATTGTCAAACAAGTATTCGTTTATTACTAAAAAATCTCCAAAAGAAGATAAAATGCTTTTAGAGGCTACTGCTGAAGACATAACCAGAGAAGCAGAAAGCTTGGGTGGTTGGCAAAATGTAGAAATAAGAATATTGCTAGACAGAACTGATTCTTATGGAAGAAGAATGTATATTCGTTTTGAAAGAAAAGTTTAAAAAGTAAAAAACTCTAAATAGATAAGGACTATCATAAAAGGAGTAAGTAGTTTTACTGTAAAAGGTAAAAGCTTACTCCTTTTCTATTTTATAGGAGAAAGAAATGTTTGAACACTATTTGGACCGTTGCCTAACTTTGGGAGACAACGAGCTCAATTCGATATGGAGCATTGATGTAAGAAAATCACTGTTAGGTCAAAATGGTGAAACTGAAGGTGTAGGCAACGCCTATGTTTTAGGGCAATGGGACACAACTTTAGACTACAGCAGCAGCGGTTTGAAAGCTTCTTCGAAGGCAATAGGGTTTGGCAGAGACGAAAACGGAAATCCTTCTACTCTTAGCGTTATTTTTACTGACAAAAATTTAAAAGGATATTCAAGAGCAATTACGCCGTTATTGTCTTCTTTAACTACAGTAGCAAATACGCCAACAAGTTACTACAATAATACCGGAGGCAGCCAATACTACACAACCGGGAACACAATTTACAATCACACGTATACTTTGTCTTCAACAATACAAAGAAAAGACAAAGACGGGAACTGGCAGACATACACTTATAATCCTACAGGAATAGTAAGAGATAAAAGGAATATTTGGTGGATATGTAGTAAAGACTTAGGCAGAATAAGTCGATTAGCAAACAACATAGACAGTTTAACAGGAACCAACTTTACTGGGCAAGCTGGTAGAATAGACTACGAGGAAGAAATAAAAGAAACCGGAACTTTACTTCATCCAACAGGGTTAGCAGTTTTACCAGAGAAAAGTTCTATGTTTGATACAGATTTAGATGAAAGCGGTAGATTTTGGATTTGTTGCGATAACGGATACATCTATGAAATAAAAATAAACGGGTTGGGTGGAATCGAAATACTAGAATCTCAAACCGGAGTAGGAACTAATCATTTTATAACTTGCTATTCTAAAGAGGACTTATGAACGAAGTACAAGTATTAAACAAGATAAAAGCACCCGGAAATCTACCACAAGGACTAAGTGGAGTAGAAATGGCTTTATGGATGATTTTAGTTGAAAAAGGCGAAAAACGATTGTATGGAATACCAGTTTTAGATGCTTTAGAAACAGGGTCTGCTAAATCTTTTATTGCAGTAAAACTAAGAGATGAAACTGGAAAAGAAATAACAAATGCTGAACCTATAAGTGTAGCAAGCTACGGAACAGGCAACGGAGTTGAGTGGTGGTCTTATAGCGAACTTGCTACAATTTTTGTAGGGTTTAGTGATAACAAAATAAGAACATACAGTATGAATATGACTCCTACAATTGCTTATGGAACAAAATATTATTACACTGTTTCTTCTGCTCCGGATAGTTTATGGGATTCTTCTACTGGTCACTTATGGTATTGTTCTTCTAGTGAAAATACAATAGGTAGGATTACCCAAGGAACTAATAATACTGTTGTGTATACTCTTAAAAGAAAATCCGGAGATTCCTGGGTAGATTATACTTATAATCCTACAGCAATAAGCTATTATTTAGCATGTTCTGGGAATTTAAATATTGCCAGTTATTGGATACCAATATTAGCTCCTTTTGGGGAGAACTGGATGTCACTTGGTGAATATAGTATATCGGGAGGGTCTAATTATACTGAATCCTACGAGACTCCGGGATTTATTGTAGGAATGGCGACTGTTAATTGGTATTTTGGTGGAACAGGTGGGGCTAATATTGGTTATTATTTATCAAGTACTGATGGAAATATTTATAAAGCGCAATTTGAGGCGCCTTGGTTGTATCCTCCACCCATACGCGCAGGTACCTTTACCATAGTAGACCAATTTATCGGAAAGATTAATCAAGGAGGAATTCATATAGGCTACAAAATTCCATACATAAAAGTAACGGGTCAAAGTAAAGATGGATACATGAAAAAAAGTGGGGCAACCTATACAGAAGCAGTAGCATCTACTCCAGTAGTAACAATAAATGGAGGAAGTTCAATAAAGTATGTAGGAACAAGACTAACTGGAGGAAACTACGAAATTTATAGGTCTTACCTTTCTTTTGATACAGAGTTTATAGATTTTACTCCTACAGTAATACATCTTTATCTTAAAACTGTTTCTTTAACAGTAAGGGATATGGAAATACTGGTTTATGAAATGCCAGCACATGATGTTCTGACTTCAGACCACTGGGGTTCGGTAGGAAGATTGTTAGCAAGAAAACATGTTTGCGCTTACCATTCAATTTATCTTCCTGTAGATACAGATTTAAGTAATGGATTATATGTAGAAATAAGGGGAAGTCAAGAAGAAACAAATAGTTATATACAAAACGACTTAATAACAATTAGCGCTTACGAGTTGAGGTTATTTTCATAATGGGAACAGGATATTGTAGAATAGGTGATTACGAATTTATGTTAAAGAAAAGTGTTTGCGGATATTCTGTTATATCAGTAGCTAATATAGAAAGGCCATCAGGACAGATAGAACTTTTTTATCAGCATACAGGTGCGACCCAAACTTTAACTATGGATAGAACAAGGGATAGAGGAGTAACGCAAACTCAGACAAACTATACTCTAAAAGACGAAAATAACGTTAATGTAGTATCAGGACTTTTAACAATGCCAATATGTTCATTAGTATTTGCTGCGGCATTGAATACTTATTTTTTAATCTATTATTACAACTTTAAAATATTATTTACAAAAGGGACGTTAAATGTAAGCGATGTAATAACTTGGGCACAACCTACAATAGTAGTAAGTAATATAACTATGGCTAGACCACAAATAATCTATAACACTGATGGAAGTATAGATGTCTATTACAAAGTTTATAATGATGCCTTTGATGAAATAATAAAGATAAAACGAAGTAAAGACTATGGAATAACATGGACAGATATACCTTACGATCCCGTAGTAGAAATAAAAAAAGAAAATATAAAACTATTCAATTTGCCAGAATGTAGTAAAGTAGGTATGATAAGCCATGATGGGAAAACTATGAACCAAGATTTCTTAACCCATACAGTAGACGGAAAACTAACATTAACAGAAAATACAGGAGGTACTAGTATAGTTCCAACTCAAACACCCGCAGTATTAAGAAGTAGAACTGACGAGTATTATGTAGCGTATCAATCAGGAATTGGCTTAACTTTAAACTTTGGTATAAGCCGAGATGCAGGATTAACATGGAGTAAAGTATGACAAGAAAAATTCGGTATTATCCGCATGTAAAAGCAGAATGGGCACGAACCTTTAACGTTATGACACGCTGGGGATTCTGTATGTATGTGCCAATGAGCGAAGCAATAGATAACGTAGGACTAATAACCAGTGATAAAAGTATTAGTAATAGTACTACTGACAATAAAAAAGCACAAACGCTATACGAATACCAAACAATTTTTCATTCTACTTTAGATAGGCAATCGACGTTATGGGTAGAGCGAAATTTAGGAGCGCTAATGTTGCGGCCAAAAAACTTTAATTATACTTATGCTGATACAACACTTTCAGCAAACCATTCTTGGTCTGGTGGTACTCCTTCTGGAGGAACTACTACTGCTTGGGAGGCGGTAGTAGGTACAGCTGGAGATGACAAAAATAACGTTTGGGTAGAAGAAACAACTTCTCCGCTTACAAAATGGGTAGTAGAAGATGATCCTAAAATTCCGCCTTATGGTACTGTTACACCAACGCTTTCTGCTATTAAATTTCTTCATTTAAAAAACAGTAATACAAATACTCCTAGAACTATTAAATCAACATTTCCAGTGGTCGAAAATGGCTCCTTTTGTGTAGTAGTGGGATTACCGGTACAAGCAAACAATCAGACACCAGCGTCTTCAGTAGTTATAGGATTTGGAGCAGATGCATGGAAAATAAAATGGGCTGCAAACGAAAGACCGGTATTGCTAGACCAAAAAGATAATGTGCTTGATACTATAAGAATACCAGAAGAAGACACAACAATATTCCATAAACAATGGGCAAGTAACAATATTAAAACTTACGCGTTTATGGTCCAATGGGCATTTCATAGTATACTTATTTCTAATGGAATCCAGATAGACTATACGCAAACCGAAAAAGAGCCTAAACACGCAAGAAACTGGTTATATAAAGTGCCTACAATGAGCGCTGCTACTGATGGTATAGAAATAGCCGAAAGTCCTATTTCAGTAACGGTTAGTGGCGGGAATGGGTTCTTAGCATATATACCAATAGAATATGCAGAAAGTGGCCTTTTACAAGCTGGTAAAACTAATATTGGGTATAAGCCAACTACAACTAAAATGACTACAAACTCGGTAACGCAAGGAAAGACAGAAGTAGTCAATAATTTTACAACTTCTGATACCGAATACGACTGGAATGTAACACTAAATCGATGGAACGGTGATGGAACAGACGTTCCAAACTATACCCCTATACTGTTTGGTGTAGAATTCAACGGCAGCCCAAAATATGAAATCGCTACGTTAGATTCTACTGATATACCAGATATACTTAGTGAACATATTTTAAATTGTTCAATATCAGAATATGTAGACCAACCTAGAACTTGTACTTTATCGGTTTGGAATAGAGGCGGACGATACAAAAATTTGTATGGGATGTATCCCATAAAAGTAAGTATCGGACAAAAAACAGGGCCAGAACGAATAGGTGATTTTGAAAACGTTCCTACTGGCGAACCTACTATGTATCAACATATATTTGGGTTTGTATCAGACATAAAATATTCAAGACCGGATGCTGCACAGAGCACAGTAGATTTAACCATAACTGATAGACGAATACAGGTAACAGAAGCGATAGCGGTAAATTTACCAATCTACGACGGATGGGTACATTATGAGGCAATAGCCGATTTAGCTGATAGAAGTGGAATAGAAACAGGTGATAGAGTTATTGATGTTATAAATTCTGGGACATTATCCCCTGGTAACCTCCCTAATTCTGGATTGATGAAAGAACCGTTATATATGTTTAGCGCCGGAACATCTATGTGGGAATGTATGGAAAAGATTCGGCAATGGAGCCAATGGTGGATGTATTTTGACGAAGATGGAAAACTGAATTATAGGGATCCGGTGCTTACAACAGTATCTTCGCCGACATCTTCACCAAACGGACGAAAATTTAAAGAAGTCCCAAGCACAGTTGATGCTTATGACGAGCTAAAACGAATGAACATAGTAAAACGATTAGCCGAAATTATAAATACTGTTTTTGTACAAGGATTAGATTACAACTATCCAGTGCCTCGACCTTTGTTTGCATTAGAGCAATCACCACTTGGCGGAACTATAGACAGAGCGAGAATGGGCTGGGTACCTTGGAACCGGTTCCAAATAATTAGTGATAGCGCATTAAATAGTCCGGGCGTAGTACAAAGTGTGGCAGCTGAAGTATTTAAACGCGCCTCACGCCCAAGATTTTTTATACAGTTTAGTGCTTGGGGTCAACCAGACCTGTATCCACTAAACATAATAGAAATAGAAGAAATAGATAAAGAAACTGGTATAATGGAATTAACAGAAGCCAAAAAGTTTAGGATAACATCAATAACACATAACCTAAGCAAAAGCACTGAGGCATACACATGCGATATAGAAGGTGAATGGGTAGACCCACAATATACTTACGACCCATATTGGAGTTAATAAATGTTAAAAACTTATAGGAATATAGGAAGAGAATTAAGCCGAAATATAGTCTACAAAGTTTTAAAAGGAACAGATACAGTAAGTCGTCTAAACATGACCCAAAAAGCTACTATGGAAAAAGGGCAAAGTTTAGGTATAGAAAAGAAAGAGCTGTTTGATTCCCTATTTAGGGGTTACATAATGTGCGGAAGCTCAAAATTAGGAGATGGGTCAGTTTGTGGCCCATAGCATAAATGAGTTACGGATACTTTTCAGATAAATATTTGTTACCGACACAAGTCCATGGGGACAACATGTCGGGAACGCAGGAGAAACGAAAGTCCCGGATACTGGATAATCAACTTTATATTTCGCTTTGGTTGCACGGAACCGGTAATGGAGTAATCAAAGAAGGAATGTATCTGGGAACATTTTCTTCAAATAATTCTACTGTGCAATTAATCGAGAATAAACCAAATCCAGCGTTAGAATGCTTAATAAATCAAGTATACGGATATACAACAGGGGCATTAACTTGGACTGGATTGGCAAACAACACTATTTATTATCTTTATGCTAACATAGTAGAACAAGCGACAGATACAAACCCTTCTGGGGCATCAACCAGAGAATACAAAAGTATAGGAACAAGTTTTAATATTACTGGAATAACCCCTACAGACGCAATTCTAATAGCTACCGCTACAACTACAGCTTCAGCAATTTCTATTAATATCAACCCAAGTGGAAAACGGTACATAAAATCAATAGAAGACACAACGGATTTTGTAAGCGGAATAACAGTATTTGGAAATGCTGAGTTCAAAAAAGCGGTAGAAATAGATGGCGGAATAACAAGTGGAATAAATATTTACGGGAACGTAACAATAACAGGGACTGGTAATACATTTGCAGTATGGAATCCAACAACCTTTAACAGACCAGTAACATTTAACGATTACATTATTGGTAATCCTTTAACAGTACGAAGTGGAGAGGATGTATATGGAAACGAAACGGTACGAGGAAACTTAATACTCCAAGGAAAAATAGCAAGTGGAATAGACGTATTTGGCGGAGATTCGATTTTCAGAGATGACGTAGTCTTACAGAGGACTTTAGAGGTAATCCATGGAACAACCTTAGATAGTTTAATTGTACGAAGTGGAGAAGACGTTTATGGGAACGGTATATTCCATGACAATGTAACTATTCAAGATAACCTAACAGTTTTAGGAAAGGTAGATATAACAAAAAATCTTATAGTAAGAAGCGGAGAGGAGATATTCGGAGATTCAGTTTTTAGAGACAAGGTAACCGTTCAAGACGGTATAGACAGCAATAGTCCTATCTCTACTTCAGGGTTAAGCATATTCGGAGATTTGTATGTAACTGGTGGATTTCCGCAAGGGGCGGATGAAAAAGCAAGGGTAACAATAACCGATACAACACCAAACTTTTTAGCCAGCAAAATAGTAGCAGGGGCTAACGTTACTGTAACAACATTGAATCCTGGTGGAGATGAAACGTTACGGATAGCGTCAACTGGTGGAAGTGGGAGTCCGGGAGGAAACAATACTGAAGTCCAGTATAATGATGCAGCCGCCTTTGGAGGCGCTGCAGGCTTGCGATACAATAATAGTACTCATTTAGTAACAATCAATAGCGGAATAGATGTAACTGGTACTTCAACTTTTAGAGGTAACACAAAAGTTCAAGGCACATTAGCAGTAGGAAATGATTATAATGAACCTTGGTTTGGTTCACAAGTTCACGTTATAGATGAGCCGGATACCTACATAATGGTTGAAACTTTAAATAGTTTAGGTTATGCAGGAATAGCTTTTAAAACCCCAAATATAACTATGCTGAATGATGTTCCATTTGTATATGCTAATGATTCGGATAAATCATTACGGCTTTACGCATTTGGAAAAGACGAAATAATCCTAGAAGATGAACAAGTAAGAATACAAGATAGATTGCTATTACATAGTGGTATAGATGCATACGGAAACATTTTCTTTAGAAGTGGGGTAGAAGTACAAGAAAATTTAAGAATTGATAGAACACTAAATGTAGAAGGACAATCAAACCAATCAGGTATAAATGTATTTGGTGATTTAATAGTAAAACAAAATTTAAGAACAAATTTTTTGCAAGTATCCCAAAATGTAAATGATAGATTTTCTTCTGGAATGGAAAACCCAAATGCGGGCACTGCAGCAATAACGGAATGGAGAATCGGCGAAGATATTACAACAATAGATAGCAAATATTTTACTATCGGATACGTTGGAAGCGGATATACACCATCTGGATACGTAAATCCAAATCAAGCAGATATTATCGCTACATCTCTTGTAACAAATGGATTTGTTATCGGAACTAACGGGAACGCCCCTATAAAGTTTGTTACAAACCAAGCGGAACGTATAAGAATAGAAGGTGGCGGAAACATCGGTATCGGGACAACAAGCGCACAGTCAAAATTACATTTTGTCTCTACTGGCGCAGGGTATAATCCTGTTATGATAGAAGATATAATTGCAGCAACAACAGGCGGGGATATATTTCTTCAACATGCGAGGGGAACAACAGAAGCAAATAAGACCATACTTTTAAATAATGATGTAATGGGTGGTATTTATGCGAGGGGTTATGACGGTTTTAATTATCAGACTGGTGCAAGTATAGAGTTTGAAGTTGACGGAACTCCGGGTGCGACAGATATGCCGGGTCGTATAGTATTTTCTACTACCCCGGATAACTCAAGTACTTTAATAGATAGATTTATCGTAAATAGTAATGGCCATTTATTACCAGCTGCTTTAGGATATAATATAGGAGAAAGTGGATTAGGGGTAAGCCAGTTATGGGTAAGCAACGTAAACAGTAGCAAAGTTTCGTTTGATGATGGGACAACCCTTACAACTGGTGGTAGTTCAGGCGCAACCACCGCATTAGACAACCTCGCCTCGGTAGCGATAAATACACACTTATTGCCTTCTGGAGATAGTTCTATTGATTTGGGAACTTCTACAGGTCCGAACAGATTTAGAGTCGGCTACTTTGACCGCCTGAACGTAAACGATGGGACGCTGGCGGATGATACATCTAATGCGATTATGGGGATAATAAATTTAAGTGGAGCAGGTGCACCAAAAGGATTAAATTTAGATGTTGATTATTCTGGAGTTACTGCAAATTTAGTTTCCTATGGAATATATTTAGATTGCGATTCAACATCTACGGGTATTCTTTCTAAAACCTATGGACTTTATGCTTATGCACATGGAGCACAGAACAGTTTTGGCGTATATGGAATCGGAGAAGCAGGGACAAATAATTATGGAGGATATTTTGAAGGCGCAACTGCCGATATCTGGCTTGAAAATAGAAAACTCAAAGCAGGCGGAACATGGACTTTCCCTGTAGCGGATGCGGCAGGAGTTTTATATTCAAACGGTTCTGGAACTTTGGCGTTAGGAGATACATTAGTTGCCGATGGCGGCACTGGCGCTTCTACTGCAACTTTAGGATTTAATGCTTTATCTCCTGTAACTACAAGAGGGGATATTATCGTTAGGGACGCAACAAATAATATTAGACTTGCGTTAGGTAGTGCAGGTAAAATATTACGGTCTGATGGGACGGATTTAGTATATTCAACCTCAACTTTCGCTGATACCTATACCGCTTCAACCCTCTTATATTCCAACGGTGCTAACACTGTTCAGGGGTTAGCGACAGCGAACAATAGCGTTTTAGTTACATCAGCAACTGGTGTGCCGAGTATATCCTCAACCCTACCTGCTGGTGTAACACTAAATGGGGCGACAATC